CAAGCGCGAGTGGCTCGACGACCGCACCCAGCAGATCATGGACGAGTACGACTCGGGCGAGCTGGAGCTGGAGATCCGCAAGGTCGACGGCAGCTGGGAGTCGCTCACCGTCGAGGAGAGCGAAGACCTGAGCGACTACATCGGCCGCACCCTCGCCGACCGCTACGAGAACGAGGGCGTCACCGTCTTCGAGGGGGAGACGATGATGGTCGGCGAGAACAGCGCCGAGGCGATCGCCATGTCGAAGTTCTACGACGGCAAGATCCGCTCGTTCACCGAGAAGTACCTGAAGCCGCACGGCGTCCGGGTCGAGACGGCGGAGATCGCGCCCGCCCCCGCGCCGTTCGAGATCCGCGTCGTCACCCACGACATCGACGACCCGACGCCGTTCGTGATCGACATGGGGCAGGGCGCAGGCAACCCGCAGTTCGCCAGCTACTTCGACGCGCTCGGCTACCAGCACAACGAGTTCGGGGACATCCCCATGCCGCACCTGGTTCTCGCGATGTCGAAGCAGGACGCGGAGCGGGGCAACTGGCTCGCCGAGATCGTCGACGGCGAGCGGATCCCCGGCCCGAAGGCGGAGGCGCTCGGGGAAGCCACGATCTCGGGGGAGCCGCGGATCCCGTCCGACACGGCGATCGCCAACGGCGGCGGCGGCTACTACGTCGCCTGGAATAACGCGCCGAAGGGGATCAGCCACCTGAACGGCGACCAGGCGCCGGGCGACTTCCTGTGGGGCAACAAGGTGTGGGGCAGCTACAGCTCCGAGGAGGACGCCATGTACGACGTCCGCCGCACCCTCGCCACCTACGAGGCGCGGGCGAAGAAGGGGGCCGCGGTCGGCACCGAGGTTCACTCCGTCGACGTCGACGAGAACGTGGCGGCGTTCATCCTCGCCGGGCAGAAGCTGTTTCAGCGGGGCGGGGTGATCCGCCGCACCGAGGAGGAAGTGAAGGCCCGGATCGAGGAGCTGCACGCCTTCATCGACCCGCGCGTCACCCAGATCACCCGCTACCTGGAGTCGAGCGGCCAGCAGACCAGGGCCGCCCGCGACCAGCGCGTCCGGCGCGTCCAGCGGAACCCGCGCGCCACCCATGACATCGGCGGCGGCGAGTACGTCGACACGTCCGAGTGGAAGCCGATCCGTGAGCGCACCGGGGCGGAGGCACGCCAGCACACCCGCGAGCGGGCCGAGGAGATCCTGTGGAAGCACTCTCGCAACAGCCAGGATCCGCACCTTCAGAAGGTCGCTGCGGCGCTCGCCGAGCTGGACGAGCTGAACGATCTCGTCGCCCGCAACTACGACCCCGACGTCATCTTCGGCGACGCGGTCGCGCCCGGCTGGGACAAGGTGCAGGTGCGTGGCGCCGTCAGCTTCCGGCCGGAGGACGGCAGGGCGATCCTCCACGCCGTCGAGGGCGCCGCCGACATGTCGACGCTGATCCACGAGACGGGCCACCTGCTCCGCCGGTACGCGCTCACCCGGTACGACGAGGACGTCGCCGCCAAGTGGGCGGGCGCGGTGCGCGACGCCGACGGCCGCTGGACGTGGACGGTCGAGGCGGAGGAGAAGTTCGCCCGCGGCTTCGAGCAGTACGTGCGGGAGGGGCGGGCGCCCGGCGGCGTCGGCCTCCGCAACGCCTTCCGGCGGCTCGCGCAGCTGCTCACCGACATCTACCGGGCGATGATCGACGACCTGCCCGACCTGAACCCGCAGATGCGCGAGCTGTTCGACCGGCTGCTGCGGTACGAGAAGAAGCGGGGCGGCTCGCTCGTCGGCGCCGAGGACTTCGAGGGCGGCGTCAACTACGTGCCGTACCTGCGCGGCACGCCGATCCCCCGCGGGGAGGGCTACAAGATCGCCGGGGCGTACGTCCGCCAGCTGGGCCGGATGTTCGGCGGCGGCTCCCGGTCGGCGATCGGCGGCGGCCCCGACGACCGCGCACTGAGCCACGCCTTCACCGGGGCGCTGATGCAGACCGGCGCCTTCAAGATCGACGTGGCGGAGGCGTCCGCCGACGCGCTGATGACCGCCGCCCGGCTGTCGGCGGCGCACCGGGCGCGCGAGGCGCTGCTGGCAGGCTCGACGGAGCTGCCCACCTACGTCGACGACGTCGCGATCAAGGTCGACCCGCGGATCAACCTGTCCGAGGACGCCCGGCGCATGTGGGACGAGTACGACGGCGCGGCGATGCGCGAGGACGGGTCGCTGTCGCGCGCCGACGTCGAGCGGATGGACTTCAACCTGTCGGAGGAGATCCGCAAGCAGGTGCTGCCGGAGGAGATCGACGGCGTCCCCACCAGGCTGCACGCCGCCACCCTGATCGACCGGATGACGGAGGTACGCAAGCACCTGATCGAGATCGGCGTGCGCGACTCCGACGAAATGGCGCGCGAGATCCTCGACCAGGTCGAGCCGATCGACAACGTCCGCTGGGTGTCGCGCGACATGCTCGACAAGTCCGGGCTGATCACCCCGCCGGGAGCGTCCCGCTGGGTGGCGCAGGGCCACGGGCGCAAGCGCCGCGGCGCGGCGAAGGCCGGGTGGCTCACCGTCGACGCCTTCAACGACATCACGAAGGCGGCGATCCTCTACCTGAACCCCGGCTACTACGTCAACAACCTGGTCGGCAACGGCTTTATGAACCTCGTCCAGCAGGGGCCGCTCGCCCTGGTGAACCTGCCGCGTGCAGCCCGGCTGCACTGGGAGCTGACGACGAAGGAGCGGGCGCTGATCGACCTGCTGATGGGGCGCGGCGCGGTCGGCGCGGCCGAGCTGCGGCTGGGGCCGAAGGCGCTGACCGACTCGCTCGCCCACCACGTCAACACGGTCGTCGACCTGATCCCCCGCCGGGCCGCGTTCCTGCACGAGACGCGCCCGTTCGTCCAGGAGGGCGAGAGCTGGGCGGACGGGCTGAAGCGGATGCTGAACGACGACTCCGAGGAAGGGCGGGCGCTGCTCGAACACGTCACCCGCCGGGCCGTCGATGCGATCGTCGACTACGAGCGGCTGTCCCCGTTCGAGCGGAGCCTCACCCGCTGGATCTTCTTCTACCCGTGGCTGAAGGGGGCGACCCGCTGGACGAGCCGCTTCGTCGCCGAGCATCCGGTGCAGGCGACGATCACCGCGCTGCTGCTGGAGCATGGGATGACGGTCGCGAACGAGCAGCTGGGGACGCGGCCCGCGTACACCCAGTTCAACTTCCCGATCTCGACCGAGACTCTCGGCCTCCGCTACCCGCTCGTCGGCGGCGAGATCGTCACGCTCTCCGACCTGGTCGGCGAGCATCAGTGGTTCGACGGCGGCCTGCCGATGACGATGAACACCCGCCAGATCTTCACGTGGATGACGCCGATCGAGCTGGCGCAGGTGATCAAGGGGACGATCGTCGGCGACCCGGAGTGGCAGGCGATTCAGAACCTGACGCCGTTCATGTACGCCTTCGGCACCGCCCTCGTCGGGTACGACCCGTTCCGCCACCGCGAGCTGACCGGCCCCCTCTGGGAGAAGGTGTACGGGCAGGCGTTCGAGGGCCTGCCGCCGCAGCGGATCTACGACTCGCTCACCATGACGCCGGAGGAGCGGGAGAAGCGCAACGCCGTCAGCGTCCTGCCCCGCTCCCGCACCTGGGATCTCGCCCGCCGCTTCGGCGGCTCGCTCGCGCCCGCACCGTTTTCACGTGAAAACGCAGCGCAGCTGCTGAAGAAGGCGCTCCCCGCCGGGGAGAAGAAGCTGGCGCTGGAGCTGGAGGCGAGCGAGGCGTTCGCGAAGGCGCAGGGGATCCGGGTGCCGGTCGAGATCATCGGGATCCTGAAGTGGCGCCGCGACCTGGAGCAGACCATGGCGGAGCTGAAGAAGGAGTCGGCCGACGGCAAGCTGACGAAGGAACAGCGCGCGGTCGTCACCGCCGACTTCTTCGTGCGCCTCTACCCCGACGCGGACGAGGGGGTGCGCGAGGCGATCGAGGAGGCCCGCGCCGAGGCGAACGAGACGGGGCTGCCCGACCCGTGGGAGCGGCTCCAGGCCGACCTGTACGACGAGGCGATGTACGACTACCGGCAGTGGAAGGAGGAGGTTGACGACTGGCACGAGGAGCAGGTCGTGCGTCGTCACCAGGCTGGCCGTGGCTAAGACCCCCGCGAAGGCCCTGGCGACCGCCGCCGCGAAGCGTCACGGGATCCCCGTGCCGATCTTCCACGCGCTCGTGTCGCACGAGTCGGGCTGGCAGGCGAACGTCGGTAGCTCCGCCGGAGCGTACGGCTGGGTGCAGATCCACCTGCCGTCGCACCCGTCGATCTCGAAGGAGAAGGCGGCCGACCCGCGCTTCGCCTTCGGCTGGGGCGCGAAGTACCTGCGCGATCAGTACGACCGCTTCGGCTCGTGGAAGCTGGCGCTCGCCGCCTACAACGCGGGGCCGGGCGCGGTCGAGAAGTACAACGGGGTGCCGCCGTACGCCGAGACGGAGCGGTACGTCACCGGGGTGCTGGCGCAGGCGAACCTGAAGGGCGGCTACCCGAAGCCGTCCGCCGCCGAGCAGGTCAGCCGTCCGTCGCTGACGTCCCCGTCGCCGCTCGCCGCACCGCCGCCGCCCGCCTACTCCCCGGCCGACCTGGTCAGCAACCCGGCGTTCCAGACGCTCGGGATGATCGGGCAGGGGATGAAGCCGACCGAGGCGCTCGCGCAGCTGACGTCGATGTCGATCTCGACGCCGACCGCGGCGCCGCCGACGCCGATCACCACGCCGACGGTGCCGACGCCGAAGCAGGCGCCCGACCCGCAGACCAGGCCCGCCTTCCCGTTCAAGCCGGGCGGAGGCTGGGGCGGCTCGCAGGGGATCGCGAGCGGCTTCGCGCAGATCGGTCAGTCGGAGGGGCTGGCCGCCGTCAGCGAGAAGCGGTCGAAGAAGACGACGACGTCCGGCAGTGTGTCCGACCACTACGAGGGCAACCAGCAGGCGTACGCCTACGATCTCTCGAACGGCGACCGGCCCACCCCGGAAATGGACAGGGCCGCGATCCGCATGGCGAACCTCCTCGGTGTGCGCTGGCGGCCGGGCGACGGCCCGCTGGAGATCACGAAGGTCGTGAACGGATACCGGGTGCAGGTGCTGTACCGCACCGACACGGGCGGCAACCACTTCAACCACATCCATGTCGGCGTCCGCCGGTTCTCCGGCTAGGTCACGCCGGGCCGTAGACGCCGCAGCGGCCGCTCTCGTGCGCGCTGCGGGCCGACCGGAGGCTCTCTGGTGGGATCACCTGTCCCACCACGAGCGTGAGGGCTGGCGGCATATGGCGCGCGTCGTCCTGGACGCATACGAAGGGGCCGCCCTCTCGGACGGCCCCCGTCGGCCTAGTGGCCGTCGTGCCAGGAACGCCTGACCACGGCGCTCACCCCCTTTCAGCAGCTACGCATACCAGCACTGGCCGGTCGCGGCACTGCAACAGAGGCGCTTGCCGTCCCACGTGATCATGCAGGTGATCGTCGAGCCTCCCGGCCCATCCTCGGGGAAGGCCGAGGCTGCCGGGGCGGAGACGAGCAGCGCGACGGCTGCGGTGAGAGTGACGATGACCCGCTTCACGGGTTCACCCAGACCCAGGTTCCGTCACCCGGAGTGTGGCACCAATACCCCGGCACCGAGCCAGGGTAGACCGCGTGCCAGCCGAACTGGGCGCAGTAGTCGTACAGCGAGTGATACCCGCCGCCGCCCAGGTCGGCGTTCGTGGTGAAGACCGCCCCGCCCGCGGCGGGCACGAGGGTGAGGGCGGCGAGAGCGGTGACGATCAGCTTCAGCATGATCAGCACCGAACCCAGTGCCACGTCCCGGTGAACGGGTCGCGCATGTAGCAGTAGGCGTAGCCGTCGCCGCCCGGATCCTGCCAGGACTGGGACGAGACGGTCTTGTCGCCCTCCTTCGCCCCGGCGGGCGCGGCCACGAGGCCGACGCTCGCCAGGAGCGTGACGATCAGAAGAAGCACCTTCATGTATCTCCCTTCCCTTGCGGTTGACGTGACAGATCGTACTAGGTGGTGAGCGATCGCGCCAGCACCCTGATCTCGTCGAGGGTGTACCGCTCCAGCCACCAGCGGTGATACTTGGACATCGCCAGCTCCGCGTCGAGCGCGGGCAGATCGTTGTGTTCCGTGCAGGCGACGACCTGCGACGGGTGGAGAGGCGTGCCGCAGTAGACGCACCGCTCGACGGTCACCCCCTCGCGCAGCTCACGCCGGTCAACGCTTCCCACTGACCCTCCTCTCCGCCGCCTCGGCGACGTCGGCGATCAGCTGCGCCCGGTTGATCCCGGCCCAGCCGAGGACGAATGACAGGACGTGATAACGCTTCAGCCTCGACGAGTACTCGTCCATGCCGAGGACGATCGCGAAGTCTTCCACCCAGCCGTCGAGGACGTCCGCCCCGATCTCCGCGTCGTCGGGGACGGTGACCACCCACTCCTTCGTCGGCCTCGCCTTCCCCGGCTTCGGGGTGGCGCGGTCGCTCCGCTTCTTGTGGTGCCCGCAGGTGGGGCAGACGTCGCCGTCGGCGAGCTGCTCGTGGTCGTGCGGGGCGACGCCCGGCGGCTGATGCACGAGCGGGCCACGCGAGATCCACGAGTGGACTTCGGGCCGAGTCTCGTCGCCCACCTGAACGCGATCCTCCCACCAGAGGAGGCCGTCCTGCCAGCGGATCTTGGCGCGGTAGCCGCCGATCTCTCCGGTCACCTGGTTGTGATGGTCGAGGCAGAGGCCGACGCGGTTGCCGATCACGGTGCCGTCGGGCAGCTTCACCCAGTCGTACGGCTGGCCGCGGAGGTAGCTGCGCGGCCAGCAGTGGTGGGCGTGGACGCTCGCCTTCCCGCAGCCCGGCGTCGCGCAGATCTCGGCGACGTCGTAGGCGTTACCGGGGTGGCCGCGAATCCCAAAGATGTCTGACGGCAGCAGTGTCACAACTGTCGCGCTTCGGGGAAGCACTGCTTGCACGGCCGCCCGATCTTGTCGGCGGTCGCCCGCTTCATCGGGATCGAGTCGTGGCCGGTCTTCGGACGCCAGAGGATGCGGCCGCAGTCGGCGAGCTGCGCGTAGTCCTCGCCCCGCTTCCGCTGCTTGCGGGAGTGGTAGACGAGATCGGTGTCGAGCAGCGACGTGCCGAGGAACCAGACGACGTCCTCCCACCAGCTCCTAGGCACCGGGCACCACCACCGTCCGCTCGTGTTCCCAGGCGGGGCAGAACTTCCTGAAGCCGCAGAAGCGGCAGGCCGCTCCGCCCCGGTAGTCCATGAACAGGCCGGACGTCGGCCAGGCGTTGTCGGGGCCGTAGCGGTGCATGAAGTACTCGACCTGCCCGGCGTAGTCGACCAGCACCTTGCGCGTCCACTCCGCCACGTCGTCCCGGTAGGGCAGCGCCATTTCCGGGTCGGTGAGCGGCGTCGCGATCGACGGCGTCTTCGCCCGGCTGACCGAGTGGAAGTGCGTCGGCTTGCCGGTCGCGAGGCTGTAGATCTGCCCCTGCATCCGCCAGTTGCTGTCCGGCTTCCGCTGCACCTGCTTGCCGGTTTTCAGATCGACGACGTTCCCCTCCTCCTCGACGTCGAGGTAGCCGATGAACGGCACGGGGACGCCGGGCACGTACAGGTCGATGCGGCGCTCAGGCGGAGCCACGGGCTGCACGCGCGGGCTGACGGTGTGGTGGTACGCCTGCGTCATCCGCTCGCCGTCGCGGCGGTAGTCGTCCGGCTCGACGCCGTCGTCCCAGCGGATCTCCTCGACGCCGCCGTCGGCCTCGATCGCCTTCGGCCACGCCTCGTCGTGGAAGTACTCGACGACCTCCGTCACCGGCAGGTCGGCGTGCGTGACGACCTTCTGGGTGTGCGAGTGGGAGACGGCGGAGTGGACGGCGGAGCCGAGGGTCAGCGACCCGCCCGGCCGCTCCTTCCGTCCGAGGATGTACCGCTGGCGGTACTGCTCCGGGCAGATCTTCAGCATCCTGATCGAGCTGGCGGAGAACGAGCGGATGTAGCCGTCGAGCCACGCCTCCGCCGGGGGCTGCTCGATCGGCACCGCCTGCCCCGGAGCCGTCAGCAGGAACGACTCCGGGGGAGGGGGCAGGACGAACGGGCTGCGCTCGACCTCGGTCACGATCCAGCCTTCAGGTCGAAGCAGCCGGTGACCACGAGGATGTCGCCCGCGTACACCCACTTGCGCTTGCCGTCGACCTCGACCAGCACCTTGCCGCGCCTGCACTTCAGGAAGCGAACCTCGGTGGCGGTGAAGCCGACGACTGAGGCTTCGCGCAGCATCAGAACGGGATGCAGTCGGCGGCGTGAACCTCGCCGGGCACGGCGCCGCAGCCGGGGCACGGGGACTCGGCCGTGTTGACGTTGACGCCGCCGGGCACCTGCTGCGCGCCGGGCGCTCCGCCGTCGGCGGACATCCCCTGCGGCTGGGCCTGAGCCTGCGGCTGGGCCTGCTGCTGGGGCTGGTCGAACGCCTGCACGCCGAAGCGGGTCGGGCCGAAGACCAGGTACGCCATGCCGATCTCGGCGGCGGCGACCATCGCGACCGGATCCAACTCGATCTTCCCGGCCGTCACCAGCTCGATCGCGCCCTTCCAGGCGACCTGCCGGTAGATCTTCAGGTCGCGGGCGTCGGGCCGGTACGGGTCGACCGGCTGCTGCGGCTGAGGCGCCTGCTGCGGCTGAGGCTGGTACTGCGGCACCGGGGCCGGGGAGGAGACGGGCTGCATCTGCTGCGGGTAGCCCGCCTGCTGCGGCTGGGCCTGCATCTGCCCGGCCGGGGCGATCGCGTTCAGGTAGCGGTTCGTGTACGGCTGACCGTTGTGCGGGTTCAGCGTCGTCGACGTCTCCTCCCGCACCTGCACCGTGACGACCTGCCCCATCAGGGCGTGAGCCTGCTGCACCAGCTCAGGCTTCTTCGTGTCGCACTTGTACGGGTACTGGCGGCCCTGCTCCTGAATCGAGAACCGCGTCCAGCCGGAGCTGCGCGGCTCGAAGCCGGTCAGCATCCCCGTCACCGTCTTGTCGACGGGGCCGGGCGGCTGCTGGTACTGCTGCTGAGGCTGGTACTGCTGCTGAGGCTGGTACGACATCGTGTCCTCCAGTCGAGAATCAGAACATGAACGATGACCGTAGTGTAACAGATGGTGCAGACATCAGTCCCGCTGGCGATGCTCCTTGGCGTTCGGACAGCTGGCGAAGTGGGTCTGCCGGAGCGGCGGCGGCTCGTTCGCGTAGCCGTTGTCGAAGACGAACAGCGGCACCTTCACCGGCTCCGGGTCGAGCGGGATCTTCCGCCCGGCCTTCGTCGTCGCCCAGATGATCTCGGCGCCGCACGACTTGCACCTGTTCATCGTGCGACCTCCAGCTCGCCGGGGCCGACCTTCGTGAACTGGCGGCCGCGCCAGAACCCATCGCGCCCCCACGGGCCGACCTTCTCCAGTGGGAACTCGATCGCCTTCCCGCGCGAGCAGGCGGGGCACGGTGCGACCTCCTCGGTGCTGCCCAGCGGGCGGCCGACCGTCACCATGCCGTCGTCGTCGCAGACCTCGCACTGCGTCTCGCGCGACTCCGGCTCGCGGCGCCGCTCCGCCTCGTCCTTCACCAGCCGGACGAACGCGGGCACCGTCGGGATCTTCTCCGGGCCGCGGCCCTTCATCCACGTGTTGACGATCTCCATCGTCAGCTCGGCGTCCAGCTCCTCCAGGGCGGGCACCCAGGCGACGGCCGACTGCCCGGCGCGCTCCGGGTGCAGGTCGTAGAGGGCGGCGATGATCCCGAAGATCTGCTCGGCCTCGTCGCGCTTCATACCGGCTTCTCCCGCGGGTCGACGCCGACCTCGGTCAGCGCGATCGCCAGCGCGTCCTCGAACGAGTGGTCACCGTGGCGGGCGTGTACGAACCAGCCCGACCCCTCCTCCTCACGCTCCCAGCCGGTCAGCTCCAGGAACCTGACGGACGAACGCAGGATCGCCTCCCCGATCACCTTCTCACGACTGACGGCCATTCCTCCTCCTCTCGATGTCGGCCTCGCGCGCCGCCAGGCGGGCCTTCGTGTCGGCGAGCAGGCTGCCGCGCTGGTCGGCGGCGTACAGGGCCAGCTTCTGCTCGTACTCGCGGTCGGACATGCGGATCCCGGCGCCTGCGAGCTGGAGATCCCCGGCGATGTACTGCGCGACCTGCGGCTTGCCGCGGACGGTCGCCATGTAGCAGGCGGCGATCACCACGTCCTGCGGCACGCCCTCCTCGATCAGCGCCTTGGCGTGGCGGCCGACGATCTCCTTCCAGCTGGGCGGCATCGTCACGCCCTGCATCTTCGCCGCGTCGACGACGGTTGCGAGGATCCCCTGCGCCGTCAGCGGCTGCGTCGGCTCCAGCTCTCCCTCGTGGTACGGGACGATTCCCAAATGAACCTCCTCCTCAGACTGCAACGATCGTAGCAGGCATGTCGGCGGGATGCGACCTCGTGTTTCCCCAGCGCGCGCCCACGGCTCGTCTCTCCCTGATCTGGGAGGCGGGGTTAGCAGCAGCCTTGGAGCGAGCTGGAGGCTGAAGCGTTAGCTTCCGTGTTCTCGATCTGGAGGGATCCCACACGTCTCCAGCTGGCGGCCCCCACTCCGGCTTCGGCCACGCGCGGTGCGATCCTCTCGTCCGCTGTCGGCGACCGTCGCCCGGTTGGACGCTTGGCATGTCCCAGAAGGTACGTCCTCCCCGGCTGCCAGCTCCTCCTCCGAGACTCTCACGGAAGATGTCCGTCGACGGCGCTCGTCTAGGCGCGCTCCCCGGTCGAGTCGGACGGTTGCATTTCTTCCAACTTGCTAGATCTCCTTGCGCCCCGCGACGGATAGCCGTCGCACCTGGTACGCTTCCCTTGCCGTCTGGCAGCGGCGAGTGTAGCACGCTCCGGCCCTTCCCCCCGGAGTCGAGGGCGGCCTGTGACTAGATCTCCAGGCCGCCCTCCGTGCTTCACGGTACGATGCGGGTGCGAGAAGGCGGCAGGCGTGGCCGCGATGCTCGACGGCTTCGAGCAGCGTCTACGTTGGATCGCGGGGAGGCCCTGTAGTGGGGCCTCCTGTCTATCCGGGCCGCCTCGGTACACTTCCGGCGTGCGCGTGAGTCTCGACACCGCCTCGGCGGCGCTTGCGGAACACGACGGCCGACCGCCGTCGAATCCGAAGGCGCTCGTGACCATCGTCGTCGACGACCAGACGGACGTTGACGGCACGGTCGAGCTGGTCGTGGAGGGTGACCCCCACGCCAGCATCGAGGCCGTCGCGAAGTCCCTCGGCCTGGCGGTAGCCCAGCCCACCGGCAAGATCGCATCGACGATCCGGCCTGCCGCGTCCGAGGCTTTCATCAGCTCAGAACCGACCCAGCCGGGAGGAGGCAAGTAAGCATGGCGAAGACGCAGAAGGCAGTGAAGGCGGAGGACATGCGGCAGACGATCAAGTCCGACCCGGCTGCGCCGGAGTCGCCGGTCGTGCCGACCGAGGACGCGGATCTCACCGACGCGCCCGCGGAGCCGAAGGCCGTCAAGGTGAAGGAGGGCGACACCCTCGCCGCCCACGAGTCGCACGTGCTGCTCTCGTCGCAGGACGCGATCGACGAGCGGATCGAGCGTGAGCAGAAGGAGAACCTCACGACCGACGTGATCGCCCGCGAGCAGCAGGAGCGGGCCGTCGCGCACGAGGCGCAGGTGAAGGCGGACACCACGCCGCCCGCCGACCTGATCCCGCTCGACGACCGGCCGGACAGCGCGCGCAAGCGTGACGCGGCCGACGCGCGGGGCTAGAACCCGGACAGGGAAGGGGGAGGGCTAGCCGGACGCCCTCCCCCTGTCGCGCGGGAGGAGATTCAGACGTCGAAGCCTGCCCGGCGCAGCTGCGCGATCGTGTTCTTCCGGGCGCGGTACTCGCTCGGGGTGGACGGGAACACCGCCACCAGCAGCCCGCCTCTGTAGACCTTCACGTGGTTCGACTTCACGATGGTGGCGCCTTGGCGCTCCAGCTCGCGAATCAGGTTCCGCTCCTCTTTCCTCACGGTGCCTCCTTCGGTTGACTGACGCCGGGCCTCAGACGGCCCGGCTCGTGCTGCCTTCCTCGATCCTCATGTGGTAGTCGCAGGTCGTCGACTGCATCACGCCGTCGACGCCGACGACCTTCCAGACGGCGTAGCGGTACTCCATCCGGGGCGGGATCCGGCAGTGGCAGTCCAGGACGCGCTCGGACTTCGTGTGCCGGATCTCCGCCCGGTAGAACGCGACTCGACCCGCGGCCGCGCCTCGATCGAGGGCGGCCTGGGCCGCCTCGATCTCCTCGTTGGTCATCGCTCAGGAGAGCCGCGGGACGTTCAAGGCGGCCTCGATCGCCTCGGCCTCCGACATCCCCTTCCCGACCAGCGTCTTCAGCTGCTCCGGCTTGAACCGGAAGACCCAGCTGCCGTCCTCCCGGTAGATCGCCGCCGTGAAGAACGACGGGGGCGGGGCGAGCGGGCGGGTCGGGTCGGTGCCGGAGACGCTCTCGGGGGCGCCGTCGGGGATCGGGCGGAGCGTGTACTTCGGGTGCATCTGTGCCTCCTTCGGGTTGACTGACGGGGGACGGCACCGCAGTACCGTCCCCCTGGTGCGACTACGCCGTCGCGAGCTGCGCCCACTCGCGGGCGGGCAGGCTGGCGAGCTGCCAGCCGAGGCCCTCCAGCTCGGCCTGGCGGTCGAAGTCGTCGACCTCCTTCGCCTGCGCGGTGACCGCGTTCAGCAGTCCCCACTGGCTCAGGTCGCCGCCCTCGACGAGGTTCCGAAGCACGCCCTCGCGCTCGTCCTCGGTGAGGCTGAACCGCGAGGCGAGCGTCTCGGTCGCGGCGATCGGGGCCTGGATCTTCTCGCCGTGAACCGTCTCGGCGAGCTGCGCCACGATCTCCTCGAACCTGACCTCGCTGAGGACGGACTTCACCGTGTCACGAGCGACGAGCCAGAAGGCGTTGTCGTCCGCCTCGATCGTCTCGTCGGTGAAGTGCGTCTCGTCCTCGATCCGCTTTCCGACGTGCCGGGCCGCGACCGAGTGGTCGGGCACCGTCATGCCGTTGATGCAGATCAGGCGCAGGATGAACGGCGAGATCGAGAGCATCCCGCTGCCGACCTCGCTGTTCTTGATCTCGATCCCGGCCTGCACCGCGTCGCCGACCTTGATCTCGCGCTCCAGGCCCGGCAGGACGGCCCGCATGTAGAAGCGGGTGTCCGTGAGCTGCGCCTGGTGGAACGTGAGGCCGGGGATGTCGTCGAACACCGGGAAGATCCGGCGCGCGATCTCGATGTTGTCCATCCGCTTGTAGCGGTCGGACAGCCAGGCCCGGCCGACGCCGGAGCCTCCCTCGACGGTCGGCTTGAAGCCGCGCACGAGGCGCCGCTCCGGCTGCTCGTGCAGCCAGTGGTCGACGTTCCGGGCCAGCAGGCCCGGCGCCTCCGTGAGCATCCGGTCGAAGTACCGCTTGGGGATGCCCAGGTCGGTCGCGACCTGGCCGCGTGCGTGGCTGTTCAGCTGGAACGCGGCGACGCCGTTCGGGGTGTCGACGTTCAGGTCGACGACGTTGCCGCCGACGCCTGCCTCGACGACCGCCGACATGCGGCGGGTGTCCGCCACGACGTCCAGCTTCGCCTCGTCCTGCTTGACGATCTCCGCGAACATCTGCTCGCGGGTGAGAGTGGTAGCCATGGGAGCTACCTCCTTTCCGGGTTGACTAACGCAGCTTCCCGGCCGCCTGGAGATCTGCGACGGCCCGGTCGACCTGGGCGGCGTCGAAGATCATCCCGCAGCGTAGGTTCGCCACCGGCTCCGGCCAGAGGCCGCGACGCAGGAAGCGCAGGACGCGGTGGCGGGGGATGCCGTGCTTCTCGTGGATCTCGTGGGTGCCGACGATGTTGGTCATGCCAGGCACTGTAACAGTGGTGACTGACGGCCCCTCGCGGGGCCGGGTGCTACTCGACGATCGCCTCCGGCTTCGGCATCTTGAACTCGACGCCCGTGTAGGCGTGCAGCTCCTCCTTCAGCTCGTTGACGACCACGTACAGATCCCAGGCGTCGTGCGGGCTGCCCTCGTCGTTGCTCGTCTCCCAGGTGATCACGATCACCGTCGGGACGCTGTTCGGGTTCGTGCCGAGGGCGGGGTGCGCGACGCACCGAATCTTCTCGACGACCTCGTCGAGCGTGCCCAGCGGCAAGTCGGCGGGGATCTCGACGATCTGCTCGTACTTCATGGTGCCTCCTTCGGGTTGACTGACGAGCAGGGCTAGTCGCCCTGCTCCTCGATCTCGCGCAGGTGCGAGCGCAGTGCCCGCTCCCACTCGCGATCGCTGATGTCGGACACGATCAGCATCGCGATGCCGACGACTCCGCCGACGGTCATCAGGATCGCCAGGGCGGTCGCGAGGACGTAGGTGATCATGCGACCTCCAGCCGGACGATCCCGGCCCGGACGGCGGCGGCGGTCAGGCCGCGGATCCCGTCCGCTCCCAGCTTGCGGCAGACGATCTCCAGGTGCCCCTTCACCGTCCGCTCGCTGATGCCCAGCGCGTCGGCGGTGAGGGGCACGGTGCCCGCCCGGATGTATGCGACCAGCGTCTCGCGCTGGCGCTCGGTCAGCTCCTGCATGGTGCCTCCATTCGTGGGTGACTGACGCCCCCGAAGGGGCGGTGGATCAGCTGCCGAGCAGCTCGATGAACACGTGCCCGCGCATCCGCTCGACGTTGAAGCCGACGTAGACCGCGGCGTCCTTTCGCACCCAGCCGCGGCTGGCGTGGTAGTGCAGGTTCAGCTTCACGTCCGCGTCGTAAGGACTCCGCGGCTCGCCCTTCCAGAAGACGAGATCGTCGGGTGCGTACGAGTCGTCGTCGGCGGGGTAGTCGAAGGCGTGGCTGAAGCCACGCTGCTTCATCGAGCTGATCACGCCGTTGAGCGTGTTCAGCAGCTCAGGCTCGCGGGCGCGGGCCAGCTTCAGCTCCAGCTTCGCCTGCTCCTCCCGCTGGATCTTCGCCCGCACGCTGTCGGCCTTCTCCTGCTCGTACTCGGCCCAGGTGGAGACGAAGCAGCCGCCGTTCTCCAGCGCGACCCGCGTCACCATCCGCGGCTCGACGCCCTCGCCTTCGGCCTCGTACTCCTCGACCGGCACGAACTCGCTGTAGCCGCGCCCGTAGCCGGTCGTGACGTACTCGCCGGACGGGGAGATCTTCCCCCGCTTCACCGGCTCCGCCAGCTCGACGATCATGCCGCGCAGCACCAGGCGGCGCTCCTGCGGATTGTCGTGGCGGCTGTAGCTGAAGCGGGCGCCGCCGACGACCTTGAACGTCTCGACGATCTCGCCGCCGATCTCGACCAGCTTCGCCTTCACCGGCTCGCTCCTGCGGTAGCTGGAACGGGCCTCGGACGGGCTGAAGAAGACGGCGTACTCCTCGCCGACCTTCAGGTCTGACTTCCTCATGGGAAGCCTCCTCTCTGTGGGTTGACTGACGCCCCCGGAGGGGCGTGGTGCTACCAGCGTCCAGCGTCGCCGGGCAGGGCCTTCAGGTCGCCCGGCGCGTAGCCGGTGCCGACGGGGTCGTAGGGGCCGAAGTCCTCGATCGGCTGCTCGCCGTCGGGCGCCTGGAGGCCGACCAGCGGCCGGGCGTACTCGTCGAGCGGCCCGTGCGCCAGGAACCGCTCCAGGATGCTGAGGAAGCGGTCGCCGACGATGCCGACGTCCGGGGCGCGGACGAGCTGCGCGTGCAGCTGCCCGGCCGTCTCTCGGTCGATCTCGACGTTGAGGATGTCCCGGTCGAACGGGGTGAGCGAAGCGTGAAGCATGGCTCCTCCTTCGTGGGTGACTGACGGCCCGGCCTCCAGCAACCGGGCCTGCGTATCTCGTTCAGCCGTTCGTGTCGCTCACCCCCTCGCAGTCGCGGGTGACGCGGAGCCTGCCTGCGCTCCAGACGCGGCCGTCGGTGAAGACGCGGCACGCCAGGCGCTGCCCGCAGCCTGGGCAGTGGGCGGCGGCGGTGAGGCCGTCGGCGTCCGACCCGTAGCTCCAGGTCGGCGCGTGGCCGCGCTGCCTCGCCAGCTCGTCCTCGATCGAGACGATGCGGCCCAGCTCGCGCTCGTTGTGGATCACCTGCTCCTCAGTGGCAGACATCGGATCCTCCTTCGGGTTGACTGACGCCCCCGAAGGGGCGGGTGCTACTCGGCGACCGTGAGCAGGTCGAGGATGATCGCGTGCGCCTCGCCGATCGGGATCGAGCGGCCCTGCTGTCCGTCGTGGACGGCGATGCTGAAGCGGCCGTCGGTGGCGTAGTCGAGGATGGTCGACAGCGCGCGTGCCGCCCGCAGCGTCTGGGTGGCCTGCGGGGCGGCGTCGTGCGAGACGCCGAGGGCGTTTCGGACGTCCCTCCGTGCTTCCTTGCGGGCCGTGGCTGAGTGGCGTCGTGCGAGCGTCTCTGCGTCCTTGCGCGTGAGCATGATGCTCCTCCTTGGGTTGACTGACGCCCCTGGTGTCTCCCAGGGGCGGCGGCGCTACCGCCTCGATGCGATCTCGCGGTCGACGGCCTCGTAGGCGATGTCCGAGACGTCGGTCGCCTTCACGTTCGCCCAGCGGTCGCTGTTCAGCAGCCGGGCCGCCACGACCTCCGTAGCCTCCAGCCGCAGTCCGTCGACGTCGTCGCCGCACGTGCTGGCGAGCTGCTCGACGGCCTCCGTCGCGAAGCTGGCGATCCGGTCGGCCCACGCTGTCTCCAGGCCGGTGACGTTCTGCTCGTAGGCGATCTCTCGATCGGTGAGCATGGCTCCTCCTTCGGGTTGACTGACGTCCCCGGCGCGCAGGTGCAGCGCGGGGGACTGACGCCCCGTGAGGGGCGGTGCTACAGGCTGCGCTCCCGGACGCGGTGGGCGTACGGGGCTGGCCGCTTCACGCCGACGAACCCACGCTCGCGCAGGTGCCGCTCGGCGTCCTCGGCGCCGTTGTAGGCGCGGTACGCCTCGACGCGCTCGGTGTGGAAGTAGCCGCCGTCCGGGACGCGCCGGATGTCGACCCACGTCTCGCCGATCGAGTCGACGTAGACGCGCGCCTCGTTGCCGTTCGGGTGGGCGATCGTGAACAGGTCGCCGCTCCAGGCCCAGTGCGTGCCGAGGTATGTCAGGGTGACGGGCATGTCTCCTCCTTGGGTTGACTGACGGCCCCGTGGGGCCGTGGTGCTAGCTGAAGCTGACGCGCAGGCCGTAGCTCTGAGCGATGACGGCGGCCGCCTCGCGGTTCGTCAGGCCCGCGGCCTTCGCGAACGTCTGGACGGCAAGCCTGGCCTGCTCGGATGCCAGGGCCGGGTACTGCGCGCTCGTGAGTGTGTGGTTCTCGACGATGACGGGGGAAAGCATGGCTCCTCCTCTGGTGGGTGACTGACGCCCGCCGGAGCGGGCCTCGTGCTACGCGGCGGCTGCTTCGAGCCACGGTGCGACCATGCCGTCCGGGACGCGGCGGCGGGTCTGCTCGTAGAAGTCGGCGCGGTTCTTGTAGTAGGTGGCGTGCATGTCGGGGTCGATCTCGTACAGGGCGGCGAGCCAGAGGCCCCAGTCGTCCCAGGTGGCGGCGTAGTCGTAGCCTGCGCCGGTCTGGCCGCTGTTCTTCTTCCGGGTGTGCCGTGCGCCCAGGCCGGTCAAGCTGACCTCGAACGCCCGCGCCCGCTTCCTGCTCCCATGCTCCATGACCTCGGCGTCGACGTCGCGCGGCAGGGCCGCGAAGATGTCGGTGCGAGTGATGATGTCGGAGTGGAGACGCATGGTGGTTCCTCCTTCGGTGGGTTGACTGACGCCCGGTTAGTCAGGCCGGGCGGATCGTGCGCGCTCCTCGGTGCCCATCGGCGGCCGAGGTTGGTGACGGGGGCGCTGCTCCCGCCGTTTCGGTGGTTCCCAGGGCCGACTGCTCGCGATCGTCCACCGTTAGTAGGCAGTTGCCTTCTAACCCGTGTCCGGTCTTCAGAGTCACCGATCGCTCGGCCCTTGAATCTCCTCCCGCTCCCCCCGCTCGTCACGAGGCCGGAGAGACGTACTGGCCCGTTGCCCGGCGATCGCTCCTCGCGCCCCGGTGAACCATTCTGTCCCCGTCCGCCCCTCCCGATTCAGCTGCTCGTTCGGTGCGGCATGGGGGACAATAGACCCGGCCGAATCAGCCGTCAAGTGGAAATGTCGCTATTTGCGGGTTTTTTCTTTCAGATTGGCTCAACCATGCGGCCTCGTGCCGTCCGCCGCGGCAGGTAGACTGGCCGGGATGACATCGACCGGGGAGGACTCGTGATCGCCTTCGTTCTGTTCGCCGCCGCCGCGATCCTGGCGGCAGTCGCGGCCCTGGCATCGACCGGCCTCGACGAAACCCTCTACGGCCTCGCACTCGCCCTCGTCGCCGCCGGTCTGGCCGTCCAGGCGTACTGACCGCGTGAGCGACCACCCGCACGAGCTGGACGACGGCGCCGCTAGCGACCGGCCGGTCTTCGACCTGGCGTACGCGCTCGACGCCGTCCCCGTCCATGTCACCGTCTCGCCCGACGTCAACCTCGACTCGGAGGATCCCGCACTCGTGGAGGAGACGGGACGCCGACGGTGCGTAGCGGTGAAGGCGGCAGGCGGCCGGTGCAGCTCGGCGCCGGTTCACTCGCTGATCACGTGCAGCATCCACGGCGGCCTCGTAGACCCCAGCGAAGGGGGGAGGGCAGTAGCCAGGATCAGGAGGGAAGCCCAGCAGAGCGAGGAGGAGAGGGGGCGGTTGGCCCGCCTCTCCAGCCGCGACGTGATTCGTGAGGCCCTGGCGGAACGGCACACTCAGCTTCGGGCGACCGTCCACACCCTGCTCGACGCTGCTGCTGCGGGGGATCTCCAGGCTGCGAAGCTGGTGGGGCCGTACCTGAACCAGGCGCACGGCCTGCCCACTGAGCGGGTGGAGGTCACCACGCCCTCTAGTGGCGCTGATCTCGACGGCATGTCGACCGCCGACTTGGAGAAGCTCGTGCGAGAGCAGCGGGCATCCCTTCGGGCCGTCGACGACCAGGCCGCCTGAGCCGGGAAACGATCGCGAGAGGGGGGCACCCCCGCGAAGGCGTGGAGCCGCGCGGAGCCTCTGACGGGGCCACCCCACCACATTCTACGCTGGCATCCCCCCTGTCACAACTGTCGCGTTCTGACCACTTGACGGCCGCTAGCGACCCTGCTACGGTGGTTGCAGTGCTAGCGACTGGAGGGACGTGATGGACACGGATTCTGGAGGGTGGCCGATGCGGGATTCGCTGGAGGCGTCGGCTGATCGGGACGCGGCGACGGAGTCTCTGACGTGGCGTCGGGAGCGGGAGGATCACGCTCCGGCTTCGGGCGGCGTCATGGCCGACCGGGCGGCGGCGGAGGCGGTTCTCGACGAGATCAGCTCGCAGGCTTCGCACGCGGCGAATGAGATCCGGCGGATCTGCGAGGAGATCTCGGAGCAGACGGCCCGGCGCGAGGTCGTGCGGATGGTGAGCAAGGAGATCCTCACCGAGATCGTCCGTGACGAGGTCACGCGGCAGCTGGGCGAGCGGATCAAGGACGACCTGAAGACGCACGGGGTCGGCGACACGGAGCTGCGGTCGTGCCTGGAGGAGTTCGTCGCGGCCTGGCAGGACTGGGACGGCGACGACGAGGGCCTCGGCAGGGTCGCGGAGCGCGCGATCGTGCTGCTGTCGGCATGACCGCCGAGGAGCGCATCCGCTGGCTCGAAGAAACGCTGGAACGGATCCGCGACGACGGCGGCACCGACTTCGGCGGCCAGGTGATCGTCGTCGTAGACGACAAGCGGGTCGGCCTGGAGGCGTACATCGACCACGCCCTCTCCGTCAGCCGGGGCGAATCGTGAGCGCGCTGATGCTCGTCTTCGTCGCGCTCGTCGTCGGCCACCAGCCGGTCGTCGCCTGCGACGCCGACGTCAACCCACCGCCCGGCATCGTGATCCCGCCCGGCTACGTCGTCGACGGCTGGACGTACCTCGACGGCAGCGAGATCCACCTGCACCCGGAGATCTGCCGCGGATCCCACGCGCCCGTCACGTCGGTGGCGTTCGCCCGCTCCTTCAACGTCGTCGCCCACGAGTCCTGGCACGCCCGCGGGATCCTCAGCGAAGGCTGCGCGGAGCTGTTCGCCCGGCTCGCCGTCTTCGACTGGTATCAGCGGGTGTGGCGCAAGCCGTCCCCCTGGCAGCTCTGGGACGGTGTCGCCGACTACAGCGACACGAAGCCGCCGGAGTACCGCACCTTCGACCTGACCTGCCTCCCCGCCCTGCTCGATGGGTAAGGATCTGAAAGTCCAGCTGGGCGCACGAGTCCCCGGCGAAGTCAGGGAGCTGGCGGTCGCCGCCGCGAAGAAGCGCGACATCAGCCTGAACGAGTGGGTGGAACGCGCGCTCCTCCACTACGTCGAGCAGAACGAGATCGCCGTCAAGGTCGACGAGAGCGTACCGCCCGGCACCGTCGAGGTCAGGCAGGACGACCAGGTCGTCGCGACGATCACGAACGTCAGCACCGTGTCCGCCCGGCCGTTCCGCAACGACTGCCGCCAGGCGACACTCCACTGGAAGTACGGGCCGGGACGCCCGTGCCGCTACTGCGAAGGAGAGGTCTATGCCTGACGAGATCCCGAAGCCGGAGTACTCCGGCCCGCAGATCACCATGGACGACTTCCGCAACTTCGTCGCCGTCAAGTGCGCGAAGTACGGGGTCGAGGAGGCCGCGGTGCTGTACATGGCGGTCAGCGCGATCAACCGGATGCACGACGCCGCCGACCGCTGGGTCGACCTGGAGGTCGCCAACCAGACGTCCGCCCCCTTCTGGCTCACCGAGCTGGAAGGACGCCGGATCAGCGGGGCGCTCCGCTCCGCCAAGGGCGCCGAGTGCCGCCTGTTCCGCCGCGAGCTGCGGCAGGTCTTCAACCTCCAGCAGCCGTGATCCCGATCGCCGACACCCACCGCCGCTACCTGGAGCTGGTCGCCAGGCACGGCACCGACAGCGAGAAGCAGCTGGTCGCCGACACCCTCCGCGAGGTACGCCGCGTCGTCCTGGAGCTGCGGGACGCCGGGGTCGAGTACACGTGGGAGCCGATGACCGAGATCATCATGCCCGACGTCCTCGTCGACCGGGCGATCCGCGTCGCCCACGCCCGGATCGAGCAGGCGAAGAAGTACCTGGAAGACAAGGAGGGCGCTGTCCGCAACGAAGACAACGAGATCCGGTCGGTACTCGGCCAGTACGCCGCCTGCCTGATCATGGGGATCAACTTCGACGACGTCCCCCGCACCGCCAACGCCGGACGCGCCCACGGCAACATCGGCTCGAACCTCTCCGCGTTCATCCCGAACCCCGGCAGCTACCAGCTGATCGTCGGCGTCAAGGAGGATCCGGCCCGCCGGATGATCCTGATTCACCAGCTCTCCACCAAGGTGTTCGCCTGCCCCGGCTGGTTCCGGGCCGGTGACGCGCAGACCCGCGACTTCGCGAAGACGAACGTCCGCAACGGCGTCGAGTCACGCTTCTTCATCGTCCCCGCCAGCCTGATGCGGCCCCTCCGGGAGCTGTGGGAGTGAACGAGACGGAGTTCATGGATCAGGTCGCCGAGACGGCCCAACGGTTCGGCTGGCGCGTCGCCCACTTCCCCCGTTCCCGCTCGCCGCGCGGCAACCCCATGACCGCCGTCAAGTACGACGCGAAGGGCTACCCCGACTTGACGCTCGTCCGGGAGCGCGTCATCTTCGCCGAGCTGAAAGTCGACTCGCGGGTGCGGATCGAGCAGGTCGAGTGGCTCGGCGCGCTCGAAGCCGCCGGGGCGGAGGTCTACGTGTGGAAGCCGAAGGACGCCGCCGAGATCGAGCGGGTGTTGCGGCGTCGTCCGCGACCCGTAGACTCTGAGGCATGAGGATCGTCAGCCGGAACAGCCCCAACCAGTCGCCGCGTCTGCCGGGCGACGTCAACCTGATCATCTGCCACACCCCCGAAGGCGCCTACGACTCAACCGTCGCCTGGTGCCTCCGGCCGGGAACCGAGGTCAGCTACCACCTGCTGATCAAGAAGGACGGCAGCGAAGCCACCCAGCTCGTCCCGTGGGATCGGAAGGCGTGGCACGCCAAGGTGTACAACTCGATCTCGGACGGCGTCGCGATCGAAGGGTGGGCGCGGCTGTTCGATCTCGGCGACGCAGGCATCGACGAGTTCGTCGACGTGGTCGCGAAGCGGCTGATCGCGCGCAACCTGAAGCCGGTCTGGACGACCGACGTCGCCAAGGGTGGCGTCTGCCGCCACGGCGACCTTCAGCGCGACCGCACCGACCCGACCCCCGACCTGAACGAGTGGCGGCTGTTCATGGCGATGGTCGCCGCCAGGCACAAGCAGCTCACCCAGCCGGACTGGCCGATCCCCGTCCCCAAGTGGTTCTGGACGTGGGCGCGCTGGCGCCTCGGAGTCGGCGAGTTCAAGCAGTACGGCCCCGCTTCAAGCAAGCACCGTCCCGGCCTGCCTGTTCCCCCTCCGGGGATCTCGTGGGCGCCGGGCGGCAAGCACTTCTGGGCGTGGCGTCGACTGCGGGCACTCGTGGACGCCCAGAAGGCGTGACGTGTGGCGCTCGACCCGAAGAAGGCCGACGAATGGTTCCCGATCTACGTTCGCTACCTCGGCTCGATCCTGGGGACGGCGCTCGTGACCGCCACCATCCTCGGCTACGCCGGACTTCAGTACGCCGGGGCGTACGCTTTCGTCACCGGCATGATCCTGTACAAGACCGTCCACGACTACAGGGGGGTCAGTGGCCGCAACCGCGACGACGATGCGTAGGGACGATCTCCACGAGTGGCTCCACGCCAGCTGGACGCACTGGGCGATCCTGTACGGCGTCGTCGTCCTGACCGTCTCCCTGGTCGTGCAGGTCATCGCCACCGTCCTGATCGGACGGCTGGTCTGATGCAGCCGCGCGAAGGCAGGCAGGGAGTACCTGGCCGCGAAGGCGCGGTCGGCCGTGAGGGCGCGACCGGCGCGACCGGCGAAGGCGAGATCGGCCCGGTCGGGCCGCAGGGCGAGCCGGGTGTCGGCGCCCCGCTCCCGCGCAAGGTGCGCGCCTCGTTCATCATCCTCACCCTCGTCTTCACGATCATCCTCACCCTGCTCGGCGGCGTCATCGTCCAGAACCGCTCGCTCGCGAAGGACGGCGACGAGGCGCACGAGGCGCTCTGCATCATCAAGCACTCCATGCGGCAGCGGGTCGAGTCGACCGAGGACTACCTGCGCCTGCACCCGGACGAGCTGATCCTCGGTGTGCCGCGCGCACTGTTCGAGCAGCGGGTCGCCCAGGATCGCACCACCCTGGAGGACATGCGTCTCCTCGACTGCTCCGACGTCGACCACCAGATTCCGCGTACCCTGCCCGTCTTCCCGACGACCGAGGAGTAGACAATGTTCCGCGAGTCCAGCACCGCCCGCACCTACCTGCGAGGCTTCCTCGCAGCCGCGATCGCCGTCGCCTCCGCCGCCGGAACGATCTGGGTCGACAACCCGTACGCGAAGCTGGCGTCGGTGTTCGCGCTCGTCCTCGGCGGCTATCTCGGCCTCGGCGCCGCGATCCCGCAGGCCGAGCCGTTCTTCGGTGTGAAGCTGAAGAACGCGGAAGTGCCGCCGCCGCCCGCCTCCAAGGTCGACAACGAGCAGGCCGCCGAGGATCTCGCGAAGGTAGAGGAGTACGTCCATCCTCGGTACAAGCCTTAGCCGCGGCGAAGCGTTCGACCTGGCGAGGGTGATCCTCTGGGTCGTCCTCGTCCCCGCCTCCTACCTGCTCGGCTGGCTCAACAGCGTCGCCTTCGTCAGCCTCCTCTCGATCTGGGCGCTCGTCGAGACGTCCTGGTCGGCGTTCCGGGGTGGCGACGAGAAGGCGCTGCGCCGGATCGAGGAGAAGATCGACAGGCTCGGAGAGTGACGTGGGCCTGCACTACATCGAGCTGGACTTGGACTCGACGATCGAGGACGGCTGGGAGCGGCCCGACTGGCTGCACCCGCAGTGGGTCGACTACAGCATCCTGCTGATCCTCATGTTCACCGTGAAAGCAACGCGGCCCCCCTGGGTAGGGAGGCCGCGTGCAGTCAACCGGAGGAGAGGTCAGCCTACCAGCGCAGACCCCCGTACGGCAAGCACTGCCACGGATGCCAGCCGCTGACGTTCCAGTACCGCTTCGCCGCCCGCGCCTGCGACCACGGATCCGGCCCGTGACCGAAACGCTCGCGCTCGCTCTCCCCCATCTGGAACATCCCCTTGTACTGGCCGTTCACCGCCTGCGTCGGCTGGTTCCGATGCCACCACCAGAGAGCCGACGCCTCGCACTTCGCGACCGTCACCGCCTCCCTGCTCTCGGGACAGCTGACGTTCGACTTGCCGCACCAGACGAGCTGGATCGCATGGACGGCGTTGTGGCGGCCCGGCTCGTAGTGGGCCGTTGCCATGCGGACGAACACGAGCGACACGGTGACGACGATCAGGAACGCGCCGATCATCCTCAGACTGTTCAGCATGATCCTCCTCTGTAGACCTACGGCGCGGGTACGCTAACCGATCATGTCGGTCGTCGTAGAGCCGGATCTGGCGCAGCAGGCGGAGTACCAGCTGAACCTGCGGCGGCTCCGGCGGGCCAAGGCGAAGGATCACCCGGCGTTCCTCGGCCACTTCGTCCACGCGATCGACCAGAAGACGGGTGAGGAGTTCGACTTCGACCTGCTCGACGAGGAGGAGGCCGAGTCGATCGACGTCGAGCCGCGCGGCACCGGCTGGTTCTGGCACCGCGAGCTGCTCAACTCCTGGCTCGCCAACACCCTCAGCCTCCAGTTGAAGGCGAGACAGATCGGGATCACCTGGCTCGCCGCCCTGCTCGCCCTCTGGTACGCGATCTTCCGGCCCGGCACCCGCGTGCTGATCATCAGCGTCAACGAGGAGGAGGCGAAGAAGGTCATCGCCCGGATCTGGGGCATGTGGAAGTCGCTGCCCCCGTACCTCTCCACCGACATCGTCCGCGTCTCGAAGCCTGCCCGCGGCGGCGACCCCTCCCAGGAGATCGAGTTCACGAACCTCGTCGACGAACGCAAGTCGACGATCCTCGCGCTGCCGCAGTCGGAGAAGGCCGGGCACGGCGAGACGGCTGCCCTCGTCATCCTCGACGAGCTGTCCCGCCAGGACTTCGCCCGCTCGATCTGGAAGGGCGTCTTCCCCGTCATCGACGGCGGCGGTCGCATCATCGCGATCTCGACCGCCAACGGCGTCTCGAACCCGCTCACCGGGGAAGGCAACTTCTTCCACTACCTGTGGGTGAACGCGCTCACCATGAACATCGTCGCCCGCTTCCTCTCCTGGCGCCTCCACCCGAAGCGAGACGACGAGTGGTATCGCACGAACGCCGCCAGCCTTCCGCCGACCGACCGGGCCGAGCAGTACCCGTCGAACCCGGAGGAGGCGTTCATCAACACCGGCCAGTGCTGGTTCGACCTGGAGAAGCTGAACGGCTACCAGGAGCGGTGGCGCAAGCTGGGGATGAAGTGGCTGTACCGGCTCCGCCTCGTCGAGATCTTCACCGGCACCGAGGCGCCGAAGGCGAAGAAGTCGCGCACGAGCGTCGGCGAATGGCGGATCTACCTGGAGCCGCAGCCTGGCCGCCGCTACGCGATCGCCGCCGACGTCGCCTCCGGCAAGGGCACCGACTTCAGCTCCGCCCACGTGATCGACCTGGGCACCCGCGAGTGGGTGGCCGAGTATCACGCCCGTGTCGGCGAGGACGTGTTCGCGAAGGATCTGTACTACGCGGGGCGCTGGTACAACAACGCGAAGATCGCCGTCGAGAACCAGGGCGGCCATGGCACCGCCGTCATCATCAGCCTCCGTGACGGCGTCAAGGGCCGCAAGCCGTACACGAACCTCTACCGGCACGAGACGGACACGTCGCAGACGACGAAGCCGCGCGAGCGGCAGGACTTCGGCTACCCGATGAACACCGAGACGCGGCCGCTCGTGATCAACCTGCTGGAGGCCGCGATCCGCGAGGAGACGCTGCCGTGGATCAGCCCGGAGCTGGACGCGGAGCTGCGGACGTTCAGCGTCGCGAAGGGCCTGCCGTCGCCTCGCGCGCAGGACGGCACGAACGACGACCGGGTAATGTCAGCAGCGATCAGCCTCGATCTGTACCGCCGCTTCGGACGGCACGACCGCAAGCGCCGTCCGCGGGGACGGTCAAGATGGAGGGACACGATGTACTCGTGGGAGAGGAAGGCGAGCTGAAATGGTGATGGATGCACTCATGGGCGGAGGGGGCGGACTGCCGCCGGAGATCCCCGACCCGGAAGCGCCTGCCGCCCCTCCCGCAGGGCCGACCGGCGGAGGCAACGAGGTCGACACGCTGAAGACGCTGATCACGATGGGCCGCGACTACACCGCGATCCCCACCGTGACCGAGAAGGAGCGCCTCCAGATGGAGAAGTGCCTCACGATCTTCCAGCAGCTGCTCGCCGAGAACGAGAGCATGGCGAACCAGCTGACCGGGGCAGACCCGGCGCTTCAGAAGGCCCTCGGCCCGGCGGCCTAACGTGGCGGAGCGGAAGCCACGCTACAAGCCGACCGACGCCGAGAAGAAGGCGATCAACGAGCTGAAGCACTGCATCGAGGAGGCTCGCCGCTGGCACACGACGTTCGCCCAGAAGGTCGAGCGCCGCTACAGCGCCTGGCGCGGCATGACCGCCGACAACGCGCCGAAGGGCTGGCGCTCGAACATTCACCAGCCGCTGCTGATCAACGTCGTCGAGGGGATGCTGTCCTCCATGGAGGAGGCGGAGCCGCAGTGGAAGGTGAAGCCGCGCGCCGTCCCCGGCATGAGCCTGGAGGAGGTCGTCGCCGCCACCACGAACGCCGAGGTCAGCCAGCACCTGCTCCAGCACCAGATGCGCGTCGACGACTTCGCCCACAAGCAGGGCGCGTTCATGCAGCAGGATCTGATCGCCGGGTTCACGCCCGGCAAGATCAGCTGGATCCTGGAGGAGCGGCCGCACCGCTTCCTCGACGACCCGGAGGAAATGGTCTACGACGAGACGGGCGGCACCATCGACATCGTCAACGTCCTCGACGAGTACGAGGAGATCAAGGTCTTCCGCGACGACCCGACCTTCGAGCCGCGCGACGTCCGCGACTTCCTCTACCCGGAGTCCGCCACGAGCGTCGACACGGCCCCCTGGATCGTCGACCGCACCTTCGTCCACTACAAGACCCTGGAGCGGATGGAGGAGAACGGCGTCTACAAGAACGTCCGCTTCGTGAAGGAGACGAGGCACAACCAGGACACGACGACCAGGCAGGGGCCGGACGTCGTCGCCGAGCGCGAGCAGCGGCTTCGCAACGCCGACCGCACCCGCGGCCTCGTCGAGATCTGCGAGCTGTGGACGGACGAGCGCGTGATCACCGTCGCGAATCGCTCGGTGCTGCTCCGCGACGAACCCAACCCGTTCTCGCACGGACGCAAGCCGTTCGTCGTCTGCTCCGCGATCCCCGACGCCTTCCAGATCCCCGGCATCAGCGTGATCGAGGGACTCGCCCAGATGCAGGAAATGGTCTGGACGCTCCAGAACCTGCGGCTCGACACGACGCGCATGGCCGCCAACCTGATCACCCTCCTGCGCGGCGACGTCGAGAACCCCGACGACTACGAGTGGGCGCCGGGCGCGCAGTGGGTCGTCACCGATCCGAACCAGGTAAAGACGCTCGAAGTCGACCCGCGCATTTCCCAGACGACTATGCAGGCCGAGTCGCTTCTGAAGGGCGATATTCAGAACGTAATGGGCGGCCTCCCTTACACGGGCGGTGCGGAGTCGCAGACGATCGACCAGAAGACCGCAACCGGGATCTCGATCGTCACGAATATCGCGCAGGCAATTCTCGCCCGCCGCAAGCAGCAGTACCTGCGGACGTTCGGCCGGATCGGTCAGCACTTCCTCGCGCTCGATCAGCAGTTCCTCCGTGAGCCGCGGCTCGTCGAGATCGTCGGCGAGGCGAACAGCTCCGAGTACATCGAGGTCGACTGGAAGCAGATCCGCGGGATCTTCGACGTCAACGTGCAGATGCAGGGCGACTCCATGATGCGCCAGGAGCGTCGCGCCGAGTCGGGCGCGCTGCTGACCATGGCGCTCCAGGCGGCGCCGCTGATGGTGCAGATGGGTGTGCCGCTCGACCTGCGCCGCTTCTGGGAGAAGCACCTGGAGGCGTACGACGTCACCGACAAGCTGACGTACTTCGCGCAGCCGTCCCCGTCGCCGCTTCAGGCGGGAGGGGGCGCACCCGGCACGCCGCAGGGCGCCGAGTCGCTGATGGAGGACGCCTCTGGGCAGCTCGCGATCGGCGGGCAGACGAACGCGGCGCTGGCCGCCGGGCCGACCGCACCGTCGAACGGGGCGAGCCTCTCCGGTGGCGCCGCTATGCAGCAGGCTCTCGCGAAGGTAGGATCCGGGCGTAGTGTCTGAAGCCACGTCGCAGCCGGTCGACACGAAGCGCATCCTCCAGCATCGGGCGGAGCTGTTCGCAGGCTTGGCGCTCACCGACGGCTATCAGGAGCTGGTGCGCGAGCTGGACAGGAAGGCCGATCGGATGCGGAAGGCCGCGGGCATCTACGCGCTCTCCCCCGAAGGGGCGAACCAGCGGCAGCTCGACTACGACCGCGGATTCATCGACGCGCTGAAGTACATCCCCACCATCATCGCTCATAGCGAGCGGGTGCTGGAGAAGCTGGACGAGCAGGTGTCGGAGCCGGACGACGAAGGGAGTTTGTGGTGAGCATGGATGCGAGGGCCTTCGCGCAGGCGCGGGCCGACAAGCTGGCGGCAGCGATGGGCGACGAGGACGCGCCGGAGGTCGACCTGCCGGAGGAGCCGGAGGAAGCGCCGGAGGGCGCAGCGGCGGACGCCGGGGACAGCCCCGACCGTGACGACGATGAGGGGCACGCTGCTCAGGAAGGGGAACCCGACGACGCCGCTGCGCCGTCCGACGAGCCGGAGGAGCCGGACGACGAGGCCGCAGCCGCCGTCGACGCAGCCGACGCCGCCGAGGCCGAGCTGGGCGAGGACGCCACCGCCGAGGAGATCGCGGAGGCGCGCGACGCCGCCGTCTCCGAGTTCTACGTCGGCCGCTACAAGACCCGTGAGGCCGCCGAGGAGGCGTACGCCGAGAAGGACGAGACGATCAAGCGGCTGTACGCCGAGCGCGAGCAGCTGAAGGCGCAGGTTCGCCAGCAGCCCGCCGCCCAGCAGGATCAGCTCGACGAGGGCGAGTGGCGCACGTGGGCGCAGGAGACGATCGCCGAGGGCGGCGGTCAGCAGGGCGCTCTCGCCGCGCTGAAGGCCGGGGGCATGGCGGGATACCAGCTGTACTTGGAGGAGTGGTCGGCCGACGAGGACTCCCGGTCGGAGGCGCTCGCCTTCAACACGGCGCTGATGCAGGAGATCGCGCAGGCCCGGCCCGCCCAGCCCGCCGAGCCGCAGGAGGATCCCGCCGACCGCCACCGCGAGGCCCGCGAGCTGGTGCTGATCAAGCGGCCCGACCTGCCGGAGTACGAGGACGCCATGATCGAGGTCGTCGACAAGCTGGACGCCCCCACCCGCGAGTGGCTGAAGCAGCAGGCCGCCCAGGGGGTGCATGGCGAGGCCCGCGTCCTCGACTACCTCTACCTCGAAGCGCGCTCCGCCAGCCCCGGCACGAAGTCGCTCGCCGCTGCAAAGGAGGCAGAGCGTAGGGCGTCGTCTGCAAGGCGTGCTAAGGTGGGAGCCACTGTTGCAAGTGCCGAGGCCACGCCCGGTCGTACCCCTCTCTCCGAGGCCGACCAGCGGGTACTCGACATGGTCAACAAGCGTCGCGAAGTGTGGGGCCTGGAACCGAAGGAGCAGTAAGCCTCCCGCCCAGTACCCCCCGCCCGGAGCGAGATCACGATCCACCGTAACCCGATCTCACGAAGGGATGGACTGAAATGGCGATCACCAAGGGAACCGTCAGCACGACGGATCTCCTGGCAGACGCACTCGTCGTCGACATGGACGACGAAATGCGGATGCTGGACGCCGACACCAGCCAGTACTCGACGCTCACCATGTCGACTCGCTCCAGCGAGACGACGCGGGAGAAGTTCAACTGGCTGGAGCATGACCTGTTCCCGCGGCTGGCGAAGGTCGGCGCGGGCGGCTACCTGGTCGGGGCCACCACGGTTCCGGTCGAGGCCGGTCAGGGCGCGAACATTCGCGTCGGCGATGTCCTCCGCAACATGGCGCGCGGCGACGCCATGTGGGTCACCGCGGTCGCCGGAGACACGCTCACCGTCGTCCGGCAGGTGGGCATCACCGCCGCCGTCGCCGGTACGGCAGGTGACACGCTGCTGATCATGTCGAACGCGAGCGCCCAGGGCGCGGACTTCGGCCAGACGGCAGTCCTCCTGCCCACGCTCGGCTACAACTACACGCAGATCTTCCGCCACGGCTACACGTTCTCGAACACGGCGTCGAAGGTCGAGCTGTACGGCGGCCGGGAGCCTGCTCAGGAGTCGGCGCTGAAGGGCGTCGAACACAAGCGGGCGATCGAGTACTCCGGCTTCTGGGGCGCTCGGGACATGAAGACCGACCCGGTGTCCGGGGAGCCGACCGGCTTCACGGGCGGCCTGGTGGAGTTCATCACCACGAACAAGCAGGACGTGAACGGCCCGCTCACGGTCGATTACGTCGACTCGTTCCTGATGACGGCGCTCCGCTACGCCGGACGGCCGGTCATGTACGTGTCGCCGCTGGCGGCGCTTCAGATGTCGAAGTTCAACCGTGGGGGCATGGGCAGCGCCTGGCGCCCCTCGCGGGAGAACGTCGCCGGTCTGAAGGTCGACGCCTTCATGTCGGGCGTCTACGGGTACGAGGTTCCGATCGTCGTGAAGAAGGACTGGCTCGACTTCCCGACGACCCTCGATCAGTACGGCGGCTGGGTCTTCATCGTCGATCACGACTCGATCGACTGGCGGCCCCTCCGCGACCGCTCCACGAAGCTGCTCACCGCCCGCCAGCATCCGGGCGCTGACCGGATCTCCGAGGAGTACCTGACCGAGGGCGGCTGGCAGGTGTCGAATCAGTCGCACCACGCGATCCTCTACGGGATCACCGCCACGTAGGCCGTAGGCCCTGGCACAATGTTGGGCGGGACGCTCCGGCTGCGTCCCGCCCAGCACCCTCTAGCCGGAAGGGAGCTACATGAGGTTCATCAGCCACATCAACCGCTTCGGGGTCAAGATCTTCGACCGCAAGGTCGAGATCCTCGGAGGCGGCGTCGAGCGCGAGCTTCGGCCGCAGCTGGTCGCCAACTTCCAGATGGGCGACGTCACGCCCGACGAGGTTCGCTTCGCCGAGCAGACGTTCAACCTGAACGGGCGCACCACCGAGATCGACACGGTGACGCCGACCAACATCCTCTCCAGGCTCTCCACGTACGACACGGAGAACGAAGGCAACCTGGAGACGTACCACCAGATCGACCTTCAGATGGAGGGTCAGCCGACGCCGAACGGGCGCGGCGTCTGGGGGGAGGGCACTACGAAGCAGCTGGTCGAGGAGGCGCTGATCCGGCGCGGAGACGGCCAGATGTTCGCCCCGATCGTCGAGGCGCGGCTGACGCCCCCGTGGCCGCGGTACGACGACTTCCGCGGCTCGATCGAGGAGCTGGTCACGAAGGTCGAGGACGACGGCCACCACCTGCCCGCCGTCATCGCCTACGAGAAGCAGAACCTCCATCGGCCCGACGTCCTCGCCGCCCTCCAGGAGAAGCTGGAGGAGATCGAGGCGGAGGTCGCCGCGACGCCCGCGTCGGAGTTCGTCACGTGACCACCGGGCAGTCGCCGCGGACGTTGAAGACGGCCGAGCAGGTGCAGGCCGAACGTGAGGCCGACTGCGAGCGGCGGGGCCTGATCCTGATCCCGCAGACCGGCTACAAGACGCACGAGACGAACCTTCAGCGGTTCGATCGTGGTCTGCGCGAGACGAGGCGCGGATCGTGAGGCGCTGGGCGAAGCCCGCGACCGTCCTGGAGGTCGACCACTCCCGCGGGGAGATCGTCACGTTCCCGGACGGGCGGCGCTACGCCGACGTCGACATCACCCTGCCGGAGGAGGACGTCGAGCGCCTCCGGCAGGGACGTCTCTGCATCTTCTGCCTGGAGCCGCAGGAGATCGCCTTCCCGGAGCGGTGCGGCGTCTGCACGTTCCCGATGCGCCAGCAGCAGATGGAGGTCTTCACCGCCCGCTACCAGCCCGGCTCGAAGCTGGTCGGCTCACGGCTCGACCTGAACGAGGAGGCTGACCGGCTCGCCGAGCTGGACGCCTACGAGCAGAAGCACGGGATCATCCTCCCCGACCACGTCAAGTTCCCGCAGGGCTACCGGCCGTCCGGGTAGCTCCGTACACTGGAGGCGCGCATGGCGAAGGAGACGTTCAAGGCAGGCAGCACCTACCGCGGGCCGCTCGCGATCTTCGACGACGAGCAGGTCGACGGTGTGCGCGGCTTCTACGCGCTCACGAAGGACGGCAAGGAGCTGCTGAAGCACCGCGGCAAGCCGGTGCGCCTCACCCAGATCGACCTGGCGCCGGGCGACCCGGACAACGGGGACGAGCGGTACGTGATCGCCGAGAAGGACGGGCCGATGCAGCTGAACGCCCGCCCGAACGACGGCGTGATCGAGCTGGAGCCGGAGAACGTGCGTGGCAAGACCGACGTGAGTCCGGGAGGCTAGACGTGGACGCAGCACTGGAGAATCGCCTGTTCCGCCCGGTCGCGATGGACATCGCGCAGTGGAAGGTCGGCCCTGCCGCCGAGCTGCTCCGTCCGGGCCTCGCCGACATCGAGATCCCGCGGCTCGACCTGAGCCGTCTCCGCAAGGCGTTCGACGTGCTGCTCATGGCGAGCGGCAAGGGCAACTACCTGAAGGAGAAGTTCCGCAACGAAGTCCTCGGGGCCGTCGCCTACGCCGCGCCGGGCACCGCGTACTTCGGCCTCTGGACGACCGCCGCCGCGACCGACCACTCCGCCTCCCACGGCGGCACGGCAGGCGAAGTCTCCGGCGGCTCCTACGATCGTGTCGCGAAGACGAACAACACGACGAACTTCGCGACGATCACGGGTGCGGCCGCGAAGGTCAACTCGAACGCGATCACGTGGGCGGCGGCGACCGCCAACTGGAACAGCTCGAACACGATCCCGCAGCTGCTCGTCCTCGACGGCAACGCGAAGACGTCGGCGGACAACCTGCTGCTCTGGGCGGACTTCGCGGTCGCGAAGGCGATCCTGCTCGGCGACACCGCGCAGATCAACACGAGCGCCTTCAGCTGGACGGAAGCCTAGACCGGAGGCCACGTGCCGACCGGCTGGCCGCCCAACTTCACCGTCCCGTTCCCGCCGCTCCAGTTCTCCCGTGACTACTGGGAGACGCTGAACCGCAAGCAGATCCTCGACCTTATCCCTGGGATCAGGATCGTCAATACGACGCAGCAGGAGCGGAACCTGCTGGCGGGCGTCCGCTGCGACGAGGGCCACACCGTCACCGGGAAGGCGCTGGAGCGCACCGAGGACGGCGCACGCTGGCTCGTCGCGCTGTGCGACGTCGACCACGACCCGATCGGGCAGTCCTCCCGGACGCTGTTCGTCCCGTTCGACCCGTGGTACTACGTCGACTTCGTGCGAGGCTAGGCCCATGGCGATCATCAGCATCGACTCGGGGAACCACGGGGCGTTCTCCACGTCGGGCGGCATCTACTCGGTCGTCGGCGCGACGCCGGGGCGCGACACGACGACCGTGCGGGCGGGCGAGCCTTGCTCGGTGCTGTTCGACGCGATCAACGAGTACCTGCGGCGCACCGCGCTGGCGTTCGGCACGATCTCGCTCGGCAGCGCCGCCCGTATGCCGTCGCTCCCGGCCTCCACCGCCCAGTCGATCTGCATGGCGACCGACGGCGCGACCATCGTCGAGCTGCGGGTGCGCTCCGACGGGAAGCTGGCGATCTGGATCGGCGGCTCCGAGTATGTCGCCAGCGCCTCCGCGGTGATCTCCGCCGCCACCTGGTACTGGCTCTCCCTGTTCGTCGACATGTCCACGAACCCGTGGCGGATCAAGGCGGCCGTCGACGAGACGGAAGTGATCTCGACGACGGTCGGGCTGGCAGGCACCAGCCCCTCGATCTACGGCTGGGGCAACGCTACCTCCGACGCTGTCAATCAGTCGTGCATGGTGGCGGCGATCGACCACACGCCGGAGCTGCTCCCGAAGTACAAGATCCGGGCGTTCCTCCCGAACGGCGTCGGCAGCCACAACCTCGACGCCTCCCCGTCGGATCACTTCGAGAAGATCGTGAGCGGCTCGCCGACCGCCCTGACGTCCGCGGAGACGGACTCCTGGCAGACGATGGACGACGTGCCGATCTTCGCCGACGAGGACGGCGTGCAGGTGAAGGCGGGAGGCACCGCCACCCAGTACCTCGACCCGGACGGCAACGGCACCGCGACCGCCTGGACGAACACGTGGACGAACGTCGACGATGCTGTCAGGCAGCCGACGACGCCGGGGGCTGACGCGATCACGACCGGCACCGACGAGGCGTCGGAGACGCTCACGTTCGAGACGGGCACCTACGTCTCCGGCGGCACCTACCGGCTGTGGGTGTACGGCGGAGCCGGGACGAAGCGCGCGATCGACGTCGCCTACTCGGTGAACGGGTCGGATCCCGGCACCGGACACGCGAGCCGCGCCGAGCTGACCCGTGACGCGACGCTCCAGTGGCACTCCCGCGACCTGACGATCACGTCGCAGGCTGAGCTGGACGCGCTGCGGGTGCAGCTGATCTGCAACGCGACCGCCGGGGGTGGTGGTGCGGGCATCGCCGACGTCCGCTGCGTCTACCTGGAGATCCCCGGCTCCGAGACGCAGCCGTCGAACCTCCTCTATGCCGAGTACGAGGTCGCCAACACGACGGACGGTGACCCGGTCGCTGTTAGCGGTGTCGCCACCCTGAAGGTCGCCTCCGGGGTCGGCTCGAACAGCATCACCGTCAAGGCGGAGATCGGCGCTACGTCCAACAACATCGCCAACGGCGCCAGTGTCGGATCCGCCAACAGCTTCCAGAAGGCGACGTGGGGGGTGTCCCCCTCCCAGACCGACTTCAACGCCGCCAAGGTCAGGTTCGGCTTCACCAACGACGCCTCCCCGGCGCCGAAGATGATCGCCTTCCAGCTGGAGGCGATTTTCAGTGACTCCGGCCCCGCCCCCGTCACGTTCGCCGCCAGCCCCGCCGGGGCCGCCAGCGTCGCCGTCGCGAACGCCGTCACGCGGGCACTGTCCGCAGCGGCCGCCGGGGTCGCCGCCGTCCAGGCAGCGATCGCCCGCCTCCGCAGCGTCGGGGCGGCCGCCTCCGGCCAGGCGACCGTCAGCGCAGACGTCACCCGCACCCGTGCCGTCTCCACTCCCGTCCAGGGGGCCGCCACCGTCGACGTCGCGCTCACCGTCACCGCGGGAGGGGGCCTCGTCACCTTCGACGCCGCCGTCTCGGGACAGGCGACCGTGGCGGCGGGCCTCGGCAGGACGCTCCCGCTCTCCTCCGCGATCACCGGGCAGACGTCGGTGGCGCTCGCGCTCGCGCGCAGCCGCCCGCTCGACTCGACGGTAGCGGGGCAGGCGTCCGTCTCCTCCGTCTTCGCCCGGCAGCGCGCGCTCGAAGCGGCGGTCACCGGGCAGGCTGCGATCACCGCGGCGTTCGCCCGGCTCGTGTCGCTCTCCGCGGAGGTCGCCCCCTCGGTCATCCTGTCGGGCGAGGGCATCGTCGGCGGCTTCCTGGTGGGGGAAACCACCGGGGGCGCGATCGTCCTGGTGGATCTCGACGTCACGCCCGCAGGTGGCGGCCTCGTCACGTTCACCGCCAGCGTGGCCGGGCAGGCGTCCGTCGCGGTTCCCCTCTCCGGCATCCGGGCACTCGTGGTGCCTGTCTCTGGCGCAGGCACGATCGCCGCCAGCAGCCTCCGCACCCGCGGCCTCTCCGCCAGCGTCGCAGGTCAGGCGTCGGTAGCCGCTGCGCTCGTGCGGCTCCTCAGCCTCGCCGCCTCCCCGCACGGCGTCGCCACCGTCGCTGTCGCGCAGGCCCGCGTCAGGGAGCTTCAGGCGGCGGTCGCGGCCGCCGGGAACGTCAGCGTCTCCATTCTCACGCTGGGAAGCCTCGTCACCTTCGCCGCTAGCGTCACCGGCCAGGCGACCCTCACCGTGGCGGCAGGCCCGATCCGCGGTGTGTCCGCGAGCGTGGCGGGCCAGGCGACCGTCGCCGCCGTCAACGCCGCCCGGCGCGGCATGGCCGCCAGCGTCGCAGGGCAGGCGTCCATCGGCGTCGTCCTCGGCCGCAGGATGCCGCTCGCCGCGGCCGTCACCGGACAGGCCAACATCGTCGCGGCTCTCTCCCGGATCATCCCGCCGCTGCTGATCCCCTCGGTCTGCGACGACGTCACCCTCGTGGCGGCTGTCGAGGATGCGCTGACGCTCAACGGGATCTCCTGCGACGACGTCACTCTCACCGTTGCCACCCTCGAAGACGACCTGCCGCTGGTATCCGCCGCGTGCGACACTATGGTGCTGGTGGCGGGCGAAACGGAGGAGAGCTAATGGCGCGTCCGTACGCGCGTACGACGTGGGTTGACGACTCTACCCCCGTCGACGCCGCCCACCTGAACAACATCGAGGAGACGATCGAGCTGCTCGACGACGACCTGGCCGCCTTGGAGGCAGGAGGCGCTGGAGGCCCGCGCGGCTGGGTCGACGTCAAGGACTACGGGGCGGCCGGGGACGGCTCCACCGATGACACCGCGGCGGTGAACGCGGCCATTCAGGCGCTGCTGACGCTCGGCCGGAGCGTCCTCTACTTCCCGCAGGGCAACTACCGTCTCGCGACCGGCGGGCATGTCCTCCACGACGGCGTCAAGCTGCTCGGTGACGGGATCGGCTCCACCATCATCGTCTGCGAGGCGAACGCCAGCGCGTTCATCTACGGGCCGGAGACGCAGCCGTACACCCAGGAGCGGGGCAGCTGCGAGGGGATCTGGTTCATGGGCAACACCGGGGCCAGCTGTGTCGCCCTGGAGATCCGCGGTAGCTGGGGCTACACGATCCGGGATTGCAACTTCGGCAACTACAACGGCGGCCCCGGCCGGTTCACGAACGGCGCGGCGATCTGGGCGAACAGCAGCGCGTCCGGCCACTGGGTCGAGGGGTTGACGCTCCAGCAGGTCAACATCGGCTACTGCAAGACCGCGATCCGCTTCTCCCGCGCGACCGGCACGACGTCGGACGCCAAGTCGTTCGCCTACCTGCGGATCGACAACACGAACATCAACCTGGGCGCCGACCAGACGGGGATCGACTTCGGCGGCTCGACCGGCATGGAGGTCGGCACCTACTCGGCCCGGATCAACGTCCACTACTGGATGGACGGCAACAACGCCTGCGCCTTCCACCTGAAGAACACCTGCTGGGTCAACAAGGACGTCGACATCGACGTGAACCTGGAGTCCATGCAGGGCGCTACCCACACCGGCATGGTGCGGCTGAAGACCGACTCGGGCGCGACCAGCGCGACCGTCTTCCGGGTGCGCGGCTGGTTCGGGCATGACATGGGCACCGGCACGGTCGTCGACTCGCTCGGCGGCAGCCCGAAGATTCAGGTCACCCAGCTCTACCAGGGGAACCTCGACCGTCCCGGCACCGCCCTCGACGCGGCCGCCCACCACGACCACGCCGGGGTCGGATTCAGCGTCAGCGCGAACCGCGTCACCACGCACCTGTGGGGCTACAGCAACGCCAACTCGCCCGCCGTCGTCGTCTCCCGCCGTCCGTTCGCCACGAACCCCGGCGCGGCGTTCGACGCGGACGCGAACGCGATCGGCTTCTTCTCCTGGGACGGCACCCGCCCGTACTTCGCGCTCGGCACGCCGACGACGCACGTGAGGATCCTCACCGGCACCGGCACCCCGGAGGGTGTGGTCACCGCTCCCGTAGGCTCTCTGTTCCTTCGCCAGGACGGCGCTGCGACGACCACCCTGTACGTGAAGACGTCCGGCACCGGCAACACCGGCTGGACGGCCAAGTAGAGTGGACGCATGAATCGCGGTGAGCTGGTCAAGAGGGTCAGCCGTCTGCTCGGGATGGGGGCGGATCCCACTCACGGCTCCGACGACCTGGAGCTGCTCCAGGATCTCGCGGACGAGGCGATCAAGGACATCCTCGCGCGCACCCGCTTGCAGGTGCGCTGCGTCGACATCACCCTCACCGAGGGGCAGGACGAGTACGAGCTGGGCGACGACGTCCTCCAGCTGCACACGCTCACCCGTGGCGACAAGGAGCTGACCGAGTACATGGCCGGGGACGTCGGCCGCTCCGGCTCCTACACGTACGGGGTGGTCGGCTACAACCGGCTCGTCCTCGGCTGGTCGCCCACCAGCGAGGAGAGCGGGCTGGAGCTGAAGGCGTGGTACACCCGCCAGCCGACGCCGATGACTGACGACGCGCACGACCCGTCGGACGCGGTCTACGGCGGCGTCCCCGTCGAGTTCCACCAGGCGATCGTCAACTACATGGCGTGGCACGCCGCTGACGTCGTCGGTGACGCTGGCTCCGGCCGCGGCGAGAAGTACCGGATCCTCTACGAGGGCCAGGACGGTCAGGGCCTGATGGGCAGCAACATCGGGAAGATCCGGTTGGCGATCAACCGACGGGCGAAGTCCGGCAGCTCCCGCGCACGCCTGCCGCGGGCGGGGACGATCGGGATCATCGACGTCGACCGCGACTACTTCAGGGGGTAGCTCGTGGCCGACATCGTGACCCTGTGGCGCGAGAGCAGGGGGATCCACCAGGACGCCGGGCGCGACCGTGTGCCGGTCGGCAGTGTCTGGGACATGATCGACTTCGTCCCGCGCCTGCTGGGCGCACCGATCCGCGGCCGGGGAGGCTGGAAGTACCACTCGGGCGCCCTGGGTGGCGCACCGACTGCGATGATCTACGCGCCGTACAAGGGCGGCGCGCGCCTGCTCGCCCTGTACGGAACCACGCTCGTCGACGTCACTACGGTAGGGTCGGCGGCAGTCGCGGTCGGCGGCGGCGTGGTCGCCTCCAACACGAACCCGCTGTTCCACCGCGACCGGGTGATCATCCCGGCGGCCGACGGTGCAACCGCAGCGTCGATCGTCACCTACAACGGGACGGTCTTCACGGGCGCGGCAGCCCCGGTGTCAGCCCTGAAGGGCCGCTACGGCACCGTCTTCAAGGACAGGACGATCCTCGCGAACGCCGTCGGGGAGGAGACGACCGTCGCTTTCTCGAAGCCGGGTGACCCGACCGTCGCCTGGGACGCTCTCTCGCTGATCCGTACGTCCCTGCCGGTCACCGGCCTCGCGGCCCAGCGCAACCAGATCCTCGCCTTCCACGAGGGGTCGGTCGAGCGGATCCGCGGCACTTCCCCGCCTGACTCGTCCGCCTCCGACCCGACCGGCGACATGATCCTCGACTCCCTGTTCGACCGCGCAGGCTGCTACGACTCCCGCTCGATCGCTCTCTGGCAGGACAACGTCGTGTTCGCCGACGGCCGCGGCGTCCATATCACGGACGGGGCGATCGTCCGCAACATGGTGAGCCAGGGCGGCATCGAGTCCCTCTGGCGCTGGTACTTCTCCGGCGACCCGTCGCGCGGTGCGGTCGTCTCGCTCGCCGCCGGGATCTTCCGTGACCTGTACATCGTCACGATGCGGAACGTCAGCGGCCCGCCGATCACGTTCGTCTGCGACATCCCCACCCGCCAGTGGTACAGGCTCTCGAACATCGACGCGGCCGCCTTCGCCTTCAGCCTCGGCGCGAGCGAGAAGCTGTGGGGCGGCGACGTGGCAGCGCAGCGGGTCGTCGACCTGTCCGCCATGTACGCGCCCGACCGCACCGTCACCCAGGTCGACGCGGACGGCACCGCGGTGTTGCCGGTCATGGAGACGGGGTGGACGCGCTTCGGCAAGGGGCAGGAGGGGCTGAAGCGGTTTAACGACGTCTTCCTCAGCTTCGAGACGGGAGAGACGTCGACGGTGAAGGCGATCCGCCTCTCGTTCCTGCACTCCCCCGCGAGCGACTCCCACTACCACACGATCGAGGACATCGCGCACGCCGCCGACTACAAGCGCGACCGGGTGACGCTCGGCACCACCCTGTTCGGACTCGGCGCGAAGATCGAGGCGCTCGTGCCGACGAAGGATCTCCGCCTGTACGACATGGGCGTGCGGATGGAGACGCTGGAGGAGCATCGGCTGACGTGAGCAGCTTCAGGTACGGCAGCGACATGGACGCGGAGGACAACAGGCCGCTCTCCGACCGCGAGCGCAACCTGGTGAAACGGCTGTTCTCGGATCCGTTCGCGATCCCGATCGAGTTCAAGGCGTGGCTCGTCACCTACCTGGAGGGGAACCCGCCGCTGCTGACGACTGCGTCGATCTTCGGCTTCCGCTCCGCCGTCGCCCAGCAGATCGAGGCGCTGGAGACGGCCGACTTCCTGCCGGGGATGATGCTCGACTACGGTGGCGCGACCGACCCGGACTCGCACTGGCTGATCTGCGACGGCCGCACCCTCGACCGCACCACCTACGCGCTCCTGTACGGCGTCCTCGGTTTCGCCTACAGCCCCGTGCCTGGCGTCGACCCTGGCGGCAACCTGTTCCACATCCCCGACTTCCGCGACCGGATCCCGATCGGCAAGGGATCCCAGACGGAGTCGAACGCGCTGGGGAAGCGGGCCGGGTCGCGGACGGTGGCGCTCTCGATCACCCACATGCCCGCCCACAACCACGGCGGCGGCAACCACTCCCACGCCTACAACGTGCAGGCGTTCCTGGCCGGGACGGACACCGCGATGCGCCGCGACGTGGTCAACGCCGGGCAGGAGTCGGGCGCGATCGCCAACTCCGGCTCGGTCATCAACACCGAGGGAAGCGGCACCGCGCACGACAACATGCCGCCGACGCTGACGGCGAACAAGATCATCTACGTGGGCTGACGTCCTCGGCAGTAGCTACGCTTCCGGCGTGGCTTTCCTTCCGGCACCGGGCGGGTCGAACAAGGGCCTCAGCGAGTGGGAGAAGCAGCTGCTCGCGCAGGTCGTGTCCGACCAGGGGTTCGCCCCCGTCATGCCGACCGCCGGGGCGCCGCCCGCACCGGGCGTGCCCGCCGGAACGTCGACCGGGGTGAAGGTGCCGGGAGAGGTCAGGATCCCCGGCGTCGACCCTGACTGGAACGCGCTGATCGCAGGAGATCCGACGCTGATGCAGACGGAGGCCGACCTGGATCTGTTCGGCAACCGGCTGAACGAGGCGGCGCGCGCCGCGATCCGCAAGGCGGTCATCGGCGCCGGGCTGATCCCGCAGGGCGCGACCGGCGACATCGACGCGGCCACGATCGAGGCGGCGAAGGCGAACCGCATGTCGGCCGCCGCCGAGCTGGAGTCGCAGCGCAACCGCGGCACCACCGACCTTCAGGCCGCTCTGGCGGCCCGCGGCATCCTCGACTCCGGCGCGCTCACCGGAGGGCAGCAGCGGATTCAGGAGGGCTACGAGAAGGGCACCACGAGCATCCTGAACCAGCTGCTCGACCTGATCTCCGGCGTGGAGAGCGACCGCACCGAGCAGGACTTCAGCCTCCGCCAGCAGCGCGCCGCGATGCGCCAGGCTGCGGCGCAGCGGATCTTCGCCGACCCCCGCTACCAGCAGGGAGGCTCGTCGACCGCGAAGCTGGATCCCGGCTCCGGCCTGTACGTCACCGCAGACGGCCGCTGGTACGACGTGAACGGCAACCGGGTGAACCCGCCGGGCGCGGGCGCACCGCAGGTCGCGGCGTCCATGAGCTACACGCCGCCGCCCGCCCCCTCGTACCAGCCCGCTCCGGGCGCACCCGTCGTCTCCGACATCTACGGCGACGTCGGGTACAAGAAGCCGATCCTGATGTACTAGGAGGGCGACCATGGCTCGGAAGCCGCCGCCCAAGAAGAAGACGAGGAAGATCCCGCGCGTCCCGACGCTCGCCGAGCAGGCGGCGCAGATCGCGGCGATGTCGATCAACCCGCAGCTCGGGTCGCTGAACGCGGCGATCACCGACGCGGAGGGTGACCGGCTCGCCAGCATCCGGGCGGCCGAGGGTCTGACGAAGGCGCTTGCCGGGATGACGGCCGGGGACGCCGCCGCGGCGCGGGACGCTTACGCCGCGGCGGCCGACCGGATCTCCGGCTACACCGGGCAGCTGACCGGCGCCGTCCGGGCCGCGCAGGAGGGGGCGGTCGCCGCCGACGGCGGACTGATCCGCACCCTCCAGACGCCGGGCGACCTGATCACCCACGCCGGGGACAACGCCAACGTCAGCGCGTTCCTCGGCGGCATCCCCGCGCAGGGCCTCGCCAGGGAGGCCGCGAACGTCCTCGTCAACATGCAGGATCGTCGCCTCGCCGCCGGGAAGTCGCTCGTCGACCAGGGCCTCGTCAGCAGCTTCCAGCAGCAGGGCGAGATCGGGAAGCTGCGCCAGCAGGCGGCGGAGATCGAGTCGAAGCGTCCCGGCGTGGTGCTGGAGGCGCTCATGGCGCTCCGCCAGCAGGCGAACCAGGATCGCGCGACGAACGTGCAGGTCGGCTCGCTCCAGCTTCAAATGGCGAAGACCGTCCAGGAGCAGGCTGTCGCGATGACGAACCTGACCGGCCAGGTGCATGTGGTGCGGAAGGGGAAGGTCGTCAACACCGGCCGGGTCGCCCGCGGCTCCGACGCCTACGTGCAGGCGCAGGACGCCAGCGTGAGCGCCACGAACGCGGCCGCCCGCAACGCCACCACGCAGGCGCGCGACCTGACGAACGCCACCGGCTACCTTCACGTCGTCCAGAAGGGCAAGGTCGTCAACACCGGGCGGAAGGCTCCCGGCTCCCGCGCCGAGACGGCACGCAAGTCCGCCGCCGGTCGGGCCGCCGCGAAGAAGGGGACGACGCAGCGCAACCGGGCGGACGCGGTGAAGAACATGAACGACGACCTGGCTCGCGCCTCGAACATGGGGGCCGGGTACGCCCTCCAGCTGCGCGGCGAGCCGGTGCCGAACCCGCGGCCGGGCGGGTACGCCAAGGGCCGCTCCGGCTCCTACATGCTCGCGCCCGGCAAGGTCAGCGAGCTGGGCCGCAACGCCACCACCACGAACGACCCGCAGAAGGCCCGGTACGACTCGACGTTCACGTATCAGTCGGCGTACGACCAGCTCTACAACTACATCGGCGCCGACACGCTCCGGTCGCGCTACGGCCTCAGCAAGCAGCGGGTCGACACCCTGATCAAGAAGCTGCTGGCCGGGGCAGGCTGGGCCGCCCCCGCCGTCGGCACGCGCCGCTCGGGGCGGTAGCCAGTGCCGCTCGATCGCGGCACGCGCGGCACCGATCCGGCCCGGATCAAGCCGCCGCCGAAGAAGCGCCCGAAGCCGCCGCCGATCCGGCAGATCGTCGGTAGCTGGCAGCCGCCCGCGCTGAAGGACGCGCCGGTCATCGTGCCGCGCACCGACATCCGTCCGCCCGACACGATCGAGCGGGCGAAGGAGGCGCGCGCCGCGAACGTCAAGCGGGGCGCACGCCCCACGGGCGGGCCGGGCAAGGCGGAGGTCGCGAAGGCGACGAAGGCGGTCACCCGCGCCGTCAAGCAGCCGACCGGCAAGCACGTGAGCGAGCTTCAGCGGCAGATGGTGCAGGCAGGCTTCGCCGTCGACGTCGACGGGATCTGGGGGCCGCAGTCCGAGAAGGCGTGGCTCCAGTTCTCCGGCACCCTCAACGCGGCCGCGACCGACGTCGCGAAGCGCGAGCGCAAGCAGGCGGTGGCGGACATCCGGCAGCGGGTCAGGCGGGCACTCGTGAACCCGCCGTCGGTCACCGCCGACGAGAAGCTGTTTCTGTTCGGCTTCCAGGGGGCCGCGGAGATCGACCGCGCCTACCGGGAGAGCATCGAGGAGCTGTCCACGCAGCGGCTCGCCGCCGTCAAGCCGAAGGTGTGGGGCAGCCTCGGCATGGAGCCGGTGCAGATCGTCGACCCGTCCGTCCCCGGCGGCGTCCGCTACACGGTACGGGAGAAGTTCGGCTGGAAGGACAACCCGCTGCTGAAGAACCGGCCGACGCGCGAGCAGGCGCTGGAGAAGGCGACCGGCGACCAGATGATGCGCGAGCTGGCGCCCGCCCTCGAAGGCGTGCCGCGCCTCCAGTACCTGACCGGGGCGAGCGAGCTGATCGCCGGTCAGGAGATCCCGCGGCTGCTGCGCGGGGAGGACTTCCACACCGGCATCCTCGCCCTGGAGGTCGCCTCGTTCCTACCGTTCCTCCGCGGCCCGAAGGCGATCGCCCAGGCGGTGCGCGCCGCCCGCGACGGAGGGGAGGCCGTCGAGGTCGCCCGCTACGCCCGCGCCGCCAAGCTGGTCGACTTCTACTCGCGCAAGCAGCGCCTCCCCCGCGGCGCCACCCGCGCCCAACTCGACGAGGCCGCGAAGATCGTGCAGGAGGCCGAGCAGATCCCGACCACCCTCGGCCGCGCCGTCAAGTCGTTCCGCGCGCAGATGCGCCAGCCCGGCCCGATCCTCACCGGCACCGCCCGCGCCGTCGGCAGGGTCAGGACGGCCCGCCAGCGGCCGCTTTCGCACCTGGCGCTCGAAGTCAACGTGCCGCAGGCGCAGTCGTTCACCGGCAGCGTCGTCGAAGACCTGATCGACGCGGCCCGCCCGACGATCTCCAAGGGTGGCTTCAACCCGATCAAGACGCCGGAGGGCAGGGTGGGGGAGGAGCTGGGCCGGAGCCTGCGGATCGGCGAGCGGATCGACACCGCCGCCGCCACCGCCCTGAAGAAGGTCGGCCGCCAGCTCGACCCGGCGGAAGGCTACGCGCTCCGTCTCCTCGCCGAGCAGTCGCAGGGCGGCCTCACGATCGAGGAGCGGATCGTCTTCCACACCGAGCAGGCGATGCAGTCGACCGACCCGAAGCAGACCGTCTACCACGCCGTCCACGCCGACCTGATCACCCGCGCCTCCCAGCTGCTCGACGAGGCGGAGGACGGCACGCTCGCGATCACGCCGAAGGCGAAGAAGCGGCTGCGGGAAGCGTGGGGCCTGCTCCAGGAGACGACCGGCAAGCGCGAGGAGCTGTACAAGCAGCTGGGCAGGCTCACCGACGAGCAGATCACCGCCCGCGTGAACGCGCCCGGCCGGGTGGTGAAGGGCGCGAAGTACCAGACGTTCGAGGCGCAGATCGCCGCCGACCTGAAGGCCAGCACCCAGCGGGCCGCCGTCCACCAGCTCGTCGACGTCGTCATGGCGGAGCAGCCGCTGGCCGGGGAGTCGTACAAGCAGCTGCTCGACTCCGCCGCCCGCGCGTTCGCGCACCGCCGCAACGAGAAGTACCTGCTGCGGGAGATCGCCCGCGTCGAGCAGCAGCTTCAGCAGCCGCAGCTGATCGCGGAGGGGCCGGAGGAGGCCCGCCGCCTGTTCGACCAGCTCGACGAGCTTCAGATGATGCTGCGCGACGGCCCGGTGAAGGCGAGCGACTTCTACGACCGGCTCGCCGGGACGTCGATGCGCGCCCCCGAAGACGGCATGGACGCCCTGTTCCAGTCGGAGGGTGGCGTCCACGAGCTGACCGGCTTCCGCTCCACCCTCGTCGACGCGATCGTCGCGAAGATGCCGGAGAAGGCATCGGCCCAGCAGATCGAGGGGATCCTGAAGTCGGCCGGGGTGAAGGAGGAGGAGATCGAGTGGTCGGGCCTGCGCGAGTTCCTCGCCGGATCCCGGCTGACCGACAAGGAGATCTTCGACGTCGAGCAGGCGGCGTACGACCCGGAGGTCGCGCGCTCGCTCGGCCACGACGCCGCCGAGTACCGGGTGAAGGAGGCGATCGAGCAGGCGGAGCGCGCCCGCCGCCTCGACCCGCAGCCGCGGAAGTCGTACACCCGCGAGGAGGTTCTCTCGTGGCTCGACCAGAACCAGCTGAAGGTGGAGGAGCGGGTCGCCGACCAGCCGAACGCAGTCGGGGTCACCGACGAGGAGAGGCGCACCCGCTTCGGCCAGTACGCGCTGGACGAGGCGGAGCAGCACGACTACCGGGAGATCCTGATCCGCCTGCCCGCCGACAAGTACGGCCGCATGTACACCTACGAGTCGCACTGGCCGGACGACCAGAACGTGCTGCTGCACATCCGCGCCACCGACCGGCTGACCACCACCGCCGCCGACCCGGATCCGAAGCGCACGTTCTTCGTCGAGGAGATCCAGTCCGACTGGCACCAGGCCGCTCAGAAGCAGGGCTACCTCGACCCGAACAGGGACATGCTCGCCGACCCGCAGATCCAGCGGATCCTCGGGGAGTTCAGCGACGTGCGCGCCCAGCATGACGCGCTGCTCGCCGCCCACCCGGAGCTGAAGCCGCAGTTCCGCTTCTGGACGATCGCCCCCGCCTTCCGTGACGTGATCGAACCCACCAGGATCGCCGGGATGGACACCGGCTGGGAGCTGGCGCTCGTCGACCCGTACGCCGTCAAGCAGAACCTGCGCTCGATCCAGCAGATCGTCGAGTCGATGACCAAGCGGTTCGAGACGCTCGACTCCCCCACCACCCCCGGCATGTTCCGGCTGCGCGAGACGTGGGAGGATGCGCGCGGCGAGAAGTACGTGGGCGCGATGGGCGACGTGGACGTCAGCCGCGAGGACGCCGACAAGTTCCTGGCGACGATCAACGGCAACACCGAGCGGATCTACAACCAGCCGAAGGAGGACGGCTCGATCCTCCGGGCCGACGACCTGCGCGCCCACTACCGGATCTGGGTGGAGCTGGAGCG